TACATTGATTTCATTGAATGGAAACTCTGGACCTTGCCAACTAAGACGATGTTCCACTTCCACTTTGACAGAGCCATCTTTGGAAATCAAATCGACCCCATACTTGTCGGGATTGTCTTCAAGGTCAATATCTTTCTTTTGTAGATACTCCTTGACAACCCGACGAGATTTGGGGTCGTTCTTTTTATGCAAAGAAGCACTGAATGGTTTATACTCACCAATCATGTGTTTTGGTTTGATAAACTTTTTGTTGCGTTTGTTACTCCCTTTCGAGCTTGCGGAGTTCCGTTTCGACTTGCGAGACTTCATGTTCCAGCACGTTTAGACGATCACTCAACACACGAATCTTCAATTCTTTGTTGCGACGGGTCTCAATTTGATGAATACGCTGCAAGGTGGCTTCAACCTCGGCATCATTTTCGGCGTTCATGATGTCGCAACTCCAATCGGATGTACCGTCTTCAATCTTGCCGTCGAGGCTGGGATACAGCTTCAAAAGCAACGGTTCAATTTCTTTACGAAAATAGTCAGCTTTATTGAGGTGGTGGCGTGACCGCTCGGCGAATGCCAGAATAAGACTCTTAGTGGATTGGGATGACATATTAGTTTTTCTGTTTGTTGTTTTTATTGATGTTTGTTAGATAGTCCAAAGCTTTGTTGAGAGCTTCATAGTTGTATGCATCTTTCTGATACCATACTTCTCGCCAATGTAAATTATACTTACTGCGATCACCATGCGGTTTGAAAACCACTTCGTCACTGAATTCGTTGAATCCAAGAACCTCTCCGGTCTGACCAAAGTTGAGATATGGATTAGTGCGGGTAATAATTGTAGCGTTTTGTTTCACGTTTATTCGCCTTTCTTGAAGCTGTCTTTCACACTATACAACAAGCTCTTGATCTCGTCAAGACTTCTTACTCGGTCCTTGTAAAGAATCTCGGTCTTGACTCGCTCTTCTTCAATTTTGTAGATCAAATCATTGAGCTTCTTCATGGTGATCACCGGCTTGGTTCTTTCAAACTCGCTGATGTTGGTGGAATTTGCAGTGTTGATGGGTTCGCTCATAATTTTAGCAGCAATGTCCTTTCTTTTCTGTGACGGAAGTTTTAACGGGTGACTGATATCGTATGTCTTTTAGTCCATACAATTCCATATACATTCGTTGTACAATCGCATCCACCGATTTTATCGCTTTGGATATGCTTTCAGTGTTCACATCGTTTTTAATTTGTTCACAATGACTATGTACAACCTCACGTATTTGATCATTCATCTCTAGTATAATAGAAGTTCTTCTAATTGTTTACAGTTTTAAGCACAATAACACTTTACACCACGCAGGCGCTGCATGTCAAGCTGATTCGTCATCCTATCCAAAATAAAAAATCCATGCTTTCTGCTACCTTACCCAAATCTGGATAAGCCCATTCACCTGCCATATGATACGGTATTTTCTGATGACCATCTGTAAGATAATCTACTGGTCCTCCATAGTTGGTGGCTATGATCTTTTTTCCATAGTTCACAGCATCGTATAAACTCAAACCAAAACCTTCTCCTTTATGAAGGCTCACATAACAATCACCCAAGCTGTGGATTTCTAGCAGTTCCTTGTTGCTTACGTTTTTGCTGATGAGATATACACTGTCTCCATAAGGTTTGATGGCATTTTCAACATAAGCAATGTTTTGATCACTGTAATTCTTGTGGTGAAGCTTCAATACAAGCTGATTCATTTTGTACTTATTATGAAATCTGCGATAGCAATCCAAAAGATCATCTATACCCTTTCGATCTGTGTATTCAGCTATGCAGTAAAATGTAAACACATCATTTGGAATAGTTCTACCACGAAAATCTTGTAGTTCTACTGTATTTCGTTGTGGCAACTGCTGATCAAAGAATATGTGAGGAAACACCTGAATTGGTATTGTTACTCCACTTCTGGCAAAGCTTGTTTGATTAAACTTACTGGGAACCCATAGCTCATCACATAAGTTGATCTGATCTATCCAATTAGCAGGTACTAATGATGACTCCCAAGTACAATAACCAATTTGCTTGACATAATAGTCTTTTTTTACTTTTGGTTTTATCATGCTCCATAGATTGGGAAGTGTATGAATAATTTGAACATCATATTTCTGTAGTGGAGTCATTCTGCTACAAACCTGCTGATCAACACTCCATTCTTTGTCAATTGTGCTGTCATCAAATATCAATGGAGAAAAGCAAATCTGATTGCTTTGATTCAGTAAATAAAGCATATTGCCTTTTGCTGCTGTAGCATAACCAGATGTGCCATATTGAGCAATGTATTCAATGTTCATGGATTTACATAGGTAATTATAATAACGAAACTGATTCAATAATTTGATATGTATTTGATATAGCTATATTGTTATGAAAGGCATTATTTTATCTGGAGGAACTGGTTCTCGCTTGTATCCACTGACCACAACGGTTAACAAGCAATTGTTGCCTGTTTACGACAAACCAATGATTTATTATCCCATGTCTACCATGATTACTTGTGGTATACGTGAGTTTTGCATCATCAGCACCCCAGAAGACATTCACAAATATGAAAAGCTATTTGGTGACGGCAAAAAGTATGGTCTTGACATATGTTATGAAATACAGTATAAACCCAGAGGCATCGCAGAAGCTTTTGTGATTGCTGAAGATTTTATCAAAGATGATAGTGTGGGATTAATTTTGGGCGACAATATTTTTCATGGAATGGCAAAGGTTCAGCCCACACTAGATGGTGCAATCATATTTGCTTATCATGTTAACAACCCAACTGCTTATGGTGTGGTTGAATTCGATGAAAATGGATTGGCTATCAGCATTGAAGAAAAGCCAACTGTACCAAAAAGCAACTATGCTGTGCCTGGTTTGTATTTCTATGACAACAATGTGGTTGAATATGCACGAAAGCTCAAACCATCAAAACGTGGTGAGCTAGAAATCACAGATCTGAACAATGTATATCTACACCAAAAGAAACTCACAGTGATTGAGTTTCCAAGAGGCACAGCTTGGTTGGATGCTGGCACTCCAGAATCGCTGTATCAAAGCGGAGCTTATGTGCAAACTGTGCAAGAGCGTCAAGGCATCAAAATTGGATGTGTTGAAGAGGAATGTTTCAGACAAGGTTTTATTGACAAGCAACAACTAAAAAAGCTCGTAGAAGGCTTGCCCAAGAGCGAATACCGTGAGTATCTTACAAAACTAACACTATGATAATTCTATTTGGTTCAAATGGCTACATTGGTAGCGAATTTGCACGACAACTTGAAGCTGCAAAAATTCCAGCTTTCTTTTGGCCTGATTCACACAAAACCACATTTGCTGATTTGGAAAGATGGTATGAAGAAGCTGGCTATCCACTTATTGGTGCAGTTATCAATGCCGCTGGCTATACTGGCAAACCAAACGTAGATGCGTGTGAACTCAACAAAGAAGCAGCAGTGCATGGCAACGTAGTATTTCCTCAAATACTCACAGATTGGTGTACTCTCAACGATATTCCACTAGGACATGTAAGTAGTGGATGTATTTATCAAGGAACCAAGCCAGATGGTTCTGGATTCACCGAAGAAGACGAGCCAAATTTCAGTTGGAACCAAAACAACTGTAGCTTTTATAGCGGAACCAAAACTTTGGGCGAAAAAGTAGTTAGTCGTTGGGAAAAACATTATATCTGGCGTTTGAGAATTCCTTTTGATGAAAACGATGGTCCAAGAAACTATATCAGCAAAATGATGAAGTATCCAAAGATACTACAAGCCGAAAATAGCATCAGTCACAAAACCGAGTTTGTACGTGCTTGCATTGAAACCATCAACAAAAAGGTTCCGTATGGTATCTACAACATCACCAACACTGGAACAATCACAACCGAACAATTGGTCAAAAAGCTTCAAAACACCATCGCCAAAGATCAAAAATTTGAATTGATCAACGAAGATGAGCTATACGCCAGCTTCGCCAAGACGCCTCGCAGCAATTGTATCCTGGACAATTCAAAACTATTGAATGCTGGCATCAAAATGAGAACCGTTGATGAAGCACTCGACAACTGTTTAGCCAACTGGAAAAAAGCATGAATATACTAGTTACTGGTGGATGTGGATTTATTGGATCACACTTTATCGAACAATTGTTGGATAGAGACGATGTAAACTGCGTTGTCAACGTTGATTGCATGACCTATGCCGCCAACAAAAATTTACCGTTTGCGGCAAACTCAAAATACCATCACTTCAACATAGACATTTCAAAACACACGATTCTGCATTTATTGAAAAGCTACAACATAGAGTATGTGGTGCATTTTGCTGCTGAAAGTCATGTTGACAACAGCATAGCCAACGCAGATCCGTTCATTCAAACCAACATCGTTGGCACCCACAACATTCTCAAGGATTTGAGACAACATCAAGGTCTAAAGAAGTTTGTACATGTGTCTACCGACGAAGTGTTTGGTAGTCTTGATTTTTGTGAAGCAGCATTTACAGCAAACAGTCCATATCGTCCCAACAGTCCATATTCAGCCAGCAAAGCCGCCAGCGATTTGTTGGTGCGAAGCTATATTCATACCTACAAGTTACCAGCAGTAATTACCAATTGTAGCAACAACTTTGGACCAAGGCAGTTTCCAGAAAAGATGATTCCGTTGTGTATTCAACGACTCAAGTCTCGTCAACCTATTCCTTTGTATGGGGATGGTAGCAACGTGCGTGACTGGATTTACGTCAAAGATCATGCCAACGCCATCCTAGAAGTAACAATCAACGGTACAATTGGAAAGCAGTATTTGATTGGTGGAGAGTTTGAACTGAGCAATCTTGAACTTATCACTGTGCTCAAAACAGCTTACACGCATTTGACTGGTGTGGAAGTGGACTGGCAATGGTTCAAACCAGTGACCGACCGAAAAGGTCATGATCTGCGTTATGCAATTGACACATCAGAGTTTCGTAAAGAATTTCCAGATTTCAAGCTAACGCCATTCACCGAAGCTATTTATGACACTATTGGATCATATTTATAATATGTGCCAATCCGAATTTATTCCAAATTCGCAAAGGATGTAACAATAGCTGAAGAAACAATGTGTGCCAAACTTGTGGCAAGTGGCGCAATATACAACGTTTTTGTGGAATGTTGTAGACCTGATCGTCCACCACTCAATCAAGTATTTCTGGCAAAAGATGGAAAAGTGGTGGTTGGTTGGGCAATCATCAAACAAGACAAAAAAGGAGCATGGCAATTCATGCTTTATGTCAAACGACCATATCGTAGAAAAAAAATTGGCACGAAGTTGTACAAACGTGCCAAAAAATACATGCGTTTAACTGATCGTGAAATAACAGTCTTCAGAACCGACAATCAAAACACAAAGTTCTTTGATTCAGTTCGTCGCCGTGATCGTCAATAACCATTCTGACGCAACAATCCAAATCCAAACCCAAGCAATTGAACTTTCATGCCCACATGAATTGTGCTTTTCACAAAACTGATTGTGGTTGGTGCATTGAATGAATAGGTGTTGTTTTCTTCATCCAAATCTTCACGCATTTTTCCAGCTTCAAAATACGGAAAGAAAATGCTTAAACTAAAATAGTCGTACCAAGCATTTTCAAGATTGAATTGCACACACGGATATCGAAAATAAAACGCAGGTTTGTAGGTCATATAGTGTTAAATATCGTAAACTTTTCCATCAAAATAGGCTTTGCATCCTAAATTTGCATCTACTTCAAAAAATCCCACACCAGCTTCATTCAACATTGATGCTGTAGCAATATGATGACCTTTCCATTGATCACGCACAATAGATTCTGTCAAGTCAGTAAATTGTTTGTGTACATACACTTCTTTTATACCAGCTTGAATAACGCCTCTGGCACAATCAGCACATGGCATGGCATTGGTGTATAAAACAGCATTCTCGGTGCTGATACCATACTTTGCTGCGCTGTAAATGGCATTGCGTTCTCCGTGTTCAAACCACTTGTATTTCTCGGGACGTTCATGACGCCAAGCAATATCATCGTTGACACCATGAGGTATGCCATTGTAACCCGTGGAAATAATGCGATTGTCTTTGACGATGATTGCTCCAATCTTGGTCTTGGGATCTTTGCTTTTACTGGCAATCCAGTAAACGCCTTGTAAAAACCATTGATTCCAATCGGGAGGTGTGTAATTTTCAAAGTTCATGCGAATAACAGTTCTTTAAGCTTGCGCATCATGTTGTTGTCGTTGCTGTGTTTTGCGTGGATATAACTCATAAAATCGTTGTCGAGATCTTTGAACGGCTTTTTATGACTTTCGTTGTAACCGTAGATGTATGTAAATAAACATGTGACTGCAAGTTTATCTGCTGTGGGGTTTGTCCATTTTGCAATATCGAATGCTCGTTTCCACGCATCCACTTCGGTTTGCATTCGATACTTGCTTACAAAAACACACGACTCGCTACGACTTTGATTCCACAACACTCTATTCATGTTGAAATAGATAAGTGGATGTTCGTTTACAACATGACCAATTTCGTGAAGAGCACCAAAGTATGTTTTGATTGACCTAATGTTGTGATTGATCCAAATGATCTTGTCGAGCATATTAACCGCATTGTCGTTACGGCTGCGCTGAATTTTGATCTTGTGTTTGCTGCAAAGCTCGGCTATGTGATCTTCGTATTTGGTCATTCCATACTAGCATAACACAGTTTTTACGAATGTCAACACTCGTCACAGTTTTCTTCCAAGCGTTTTTCAACTTTGATACTACCAATATAACCAACATCTGCATTGCGTGTGGCAATAACATGAACTTTGTATACTGATCCATCTTTACATACAATTCTGTGGCTACCATGAGAATCTCGCTTGCCGTTGATTGCTGCTGCCCACTCATTCACCACACGTTCACGATCTTTGGCATGAACCACATTGTGCCAACCGTTCTTCAAAAATTCGTCAAACGTATAACCAGTCAAATTACAATATTTGCTGTTGACCCAAGTGCATTCTCCGTTGATATCACTTTCAAAAATTGGCTCGTCTCGGTTATCCAACATCCATCTTTGACGATACATTATACACTCAGTGACTTTAATATTGGTTTCCAACTTATCGGCAATCTTGTTTACTTTGTCTTTCATGCTGGTGCCATGATTTGGAGTCAACTCAGCATAAATTGTTTCTACCATAGTATGTACTTTGGACAAATTTTCATACTCTGTTTTTATCTTTTTGATTATGAATGTAAATACTTTGTAGAGTATGCCTGCGGTGGCACTGGCAGCAATGATCACCTGCAAAGTAAAATAGATGTTTTTCCAATCAAAAGAAATTGTTGACTCCATAGATTATAGTTCATATAAATATGAATATCAACGGTCTAAATAAAAAAACACACAGAAAAATTTAAGTCAGTCCCAAAGGTTATCGAAATACTTAGCAAACAACTCCAATCCTTTGTTTTTGCGCTCTTCTAGTGTTTGAGATTTGGCAAAATATGCATCCCACAATGCTTGTTCTTCTGGACATTTTTCCTGACCAATACTATCCGCCCAATCCTCTACATTTTTTGATCTGAATGGTTTGGTGTCGGGGATGGCGTTGAACGTTTCATCATTTACGATGTATTCAAACGTCCAAATCATTTCATCAAGAATAGCATTCCATCGTTTTACTCCTTCTTCTGTTTCGGCTTCATCAATACTATGATGCTTCACAAACATGTTGCCTGGAACGCCCATGCGGTTCATGTTGCGAAAGTGTTTGAGGCGAGGCAGAATATAGCGAGCAAACGTAGCATTCAAATTCCAACATTCTTCATCGCTCACACCATAACGCCATTTCTGATACGTAGAAATGCACCACCGCCGCAACGACAAATACGAGTCATGCAAACCATATCCCAAGCAGCGAGGCACACGATCACACCACCAATCAGCATATTTGTTGATTCTATACCACTCACTGTCCAAATCGGTCATGGTAGATAACGCTGCTTCTGTGCGGCGTTGTTGCTCTAGCTTTTCTTCTGGTGATGTAAAGTCTAATTCAAGCTGATATGTTCTCATACAAACATAATGATTGCAGATTTTGGAAAAATGTCAAGTGTTTCGTTTTGTTTTGCAGTTTGCAAAACGTGTGCTACTATTTATACACGACGATATGTACAACTTCAGCGGAAAAATACGTGGGATCAAATTTCTAATAAAAGACGCCAAAACTGTGCGTATTTGGAAACCCGCCGAAATGTCGCTGGATGAATTTCGACCGCAATGTGATTTGGTTGTCAAATACATCATAGACGAAGGATTCTACACCAAAAAGTCTTGCAAAGTGGAAATCGTGTTCTAAACAAAATTATGAAAGATCTGTTACATCTACCGCAACACAAAAAATTTCCAGAGGTTGCAAAAGCAATCGTAGAAATTCCAAAAGACAGCACCACCAAATACGAATATGATCCAGAGAGTGGATTGATGAAGTTGGATCGTTGTTTGATTAGTTCATTGTCTTACCCAGCAAGTTATGGATTTTTACCTGGCACACTTGCCGACGACGGAGATCCAGTGGATGTACTGATTCACAATACAGTTCCATTGAGTCCCATGACGCTTGTGGAAGTACGTGTTGTGGGTGCTTTATTGACCTATGATCACGGCAAGAAAGATTTCAAAATTCTAGGAGTTCCACTGTATAACCCAAACAACTATCAAGATATTGATGATCTAGATCCCACGTTTCTGAGCATTTGCGAAGACTTTTTCAGATTGTACAAAAAGGTCAACCGCAAACCAAATCCAGTCAAAGTAAAAGGATGGTATCATTGCAAAGAAGCGCAGAACTATATCAAGAATCATCTTGTTGATACTTCTTCAAATCCCCAAACCTAAACACCAAGTTGTTGCGCATCACTTTTTCCACAGAATTGAACATCAGTGGATTTTTCTTTTTTACTTCTTGTTCTAGTTCATCTACCAACCACAATGCATCATAAGCACTGGCATTTTCCATCAACGTTTTGGTTCTAATAACATAGTGATCATCATGTTTGTTGATGTCCTTCAGTCTATATACTTTAGTGAGTAACCCAAACGCTGGATCTGGAATTTTATCTTCGTCCACTTCTTCTAGTTTGAAAAAATCAGCACCATCACTATCTAGTAACTCTATAACATCTACGGATGATTGAGGACCATGTGCGCTAAATAAATGTTCAATACAGCGTGTAGCAGCTTCGATCAGTTTATAATCAAAGTTTTGCTCTGTGTTGCTTTCAAGTGAAACTCTACATTTCCAGTTTGTGCCCTCGACTATGTATGTTTCTTTTGACATGATTCAGTATGGTGTTGCCGGACGACCGTCCTTATAATAAATAAGGTTTTCTGGTTCGTCAGATGGTAATTTACCAGGCTTTGTCAAAAAGTCAAAGCTATAACTGTATTTACCAATGTGTGCCAATCTAACTGTGGTATCACAATATATGGTGATTCCAGAATGTTTTGCACGATAACAGAACGCAAAATCTTCACCTACATACTCATCGCCAATAATTTGTGGCAAAAACCAAGGATGTACGGTGTACTGTCCGCCCCAAATCTTTACTGGGTGTAGATTATACTGTAGCTTGATGTTTTCATATACGCTGACGTGGGTATACATGAATCCCGTCGCAGCATATTCTACTTCATACAACGCACCATGTCGTCCAAACAATATTTCGTCAAAACCAGCATGAAACTTGGTGGTTAACGCAGGCCATCCTTTTACGCTGTATGCTCCAGTAACAAACGGATAATTACCACCCGAGTTGATGTTGCGATTGATGATCTTGTACACATCGGTTGGATGAAAAGCCATGTCGCTGTCAATCCAAAACAAATGTTCATAGTCTTCGTCAATGGCTTGTTGAGCCATCACACACCTACCTTGATCAATCGCACTAAATCCGTACTTTCGATAAACTTTGATACCGTCTTTTTCAATCTGTCGTAGTGCTTCATCACATGCTGGTTCTACATGCGAACCAACTGGCACCAAAATGATGGTTTTTTTCTTTACATCATCCGCTAACACGTCTTCGTTTGGCCACGGAACTATCCCGACCACCTTCGCATTGTTTAACATCATACCTTCCATATATAACATATCAGTATTCTTTTGGGTTATTTTAATTACCCATTCTCTATTTATATGCATATGATCGTAACCAGCTTACTAACACTACACAACCAACTTAAAATTCATCACTGGCAAACCAAAAGTTATGCCCAACATCAAGCCTTTGGTGGAGCCTACGGCGAACTCACAGATCTAATTGACGAATTTGTAGAAGTATTCATGGGCAAGTATGGTAGAATCAAATCCAAGGACGGATTCACCATCAAGCTTGAAAATTATGAAGGGTCTCCCAATGACTTTGTGGATTTTTATATCAACTACTTGATAAACGATCTACCAAAGGATTTGGATGCTAAGAAAGACACAGATCTGTTGAACATTCGTGATGAAATGCTGGGTCAGCTAAACAAACTCAAGTACCTCTTGACTCTAGACTAACATGCCTTACGAATATAATGCAACAGTTACTAGTGTAGTCGATGGAGATACGATTGTTGTTGATATTGACTTAGGATTTAATGTAAAGTTTCAAAACCAAAAGGTTAGACTTATGGGTGTAGATACCCCAGAAAGTAGAACATCTGATAAAGTTGAAAAACAATTTGGACTAGCGAGTAAAGATTACGTCAAAAAGTTTGTAGAGTCATGTAACAAACAAGTAATCGTTAGAACCCACATTTCACAAGATACCGATGATGATGGACGAGAGAAGTTTGGTAGGCTATTGGGCGAAATAATCAACCCTACTACCAAAGCTGTATTAAACGATGATTTGATTGCTAAAAACTATGCGGTCAAGTATCTTGGAGAAAACAAAAGCCTTGTGTCTGAACAACACAAAGCTAATCGAAAAATATTGATTGATCGTGGTGAAGTAAAACTTACCTACGATCAAGCTGGTATCATAAAGTAACGCTGTTAGTAATAGCGTTGTTGTGGCTTGGTGCTACCAATTGGAGGATTGGTGGCAGTCTTGATCGGAGTTACTGGCTTGGAAACTGGAGCAGCAGTGGCAGTAACCTTTGGAGTTGGGGTGGCGGTTGGAGTTGCGGTTTTCACAGTTGGAGTTGGAGTTGGCATATTATCGAAAATATAGATTGTTTGTCTTCTATTTATAAGTATGGATAAGAATCTGAAATATTGCGTAGTAAAATTCGTAAAGTTTGTAAAAGATAATCTGGGGTTGCAACAACCATTCAAAGTCAAATTGACCAGCAATCGTGATAGCGACCTACGAACCTACGCATTCTACGATAAAACCAGTGGAAACATGAAGGTGTATACTGGCAATCGTGGCCTAGCAGACGTGTTGCGCAGCGTGGCACATGAAATGGTGCATCATTTGCAGAATCAACGCCAAGAACTTAATGTTAATCATCCAGACGTTGGAGGACGAATTGAAGATGAAGCAAATGCTGTGGCTGGGCAGTTGGTAAAGAAGTTTGGTTATGAAAATCCAGATCTTGCGATTTATAATAAGAACTTCACAGTTGACAACGACGAAATGTGAAGTATAGTTTGGGTATATGACTAACTTTACAAACTACTCCTATCACTTCAATACCCAAGAAATTCAAGATCTGTTTCAGAAATACAATCTGCGACCAGAACATCCCATCGACTACCAAAAGTTTGTTGAGGATGTACACCAAGTCACCACGGTTGTTCAAACCATTATACCAGAATACAATTTCACTGGTGTAAACATCCAAGTAGCTAAACCACAATAATTGTTATGCGCAAGGAATATTCAGAATACTTGTGTCGCAAGTATCCCAAGATTTACCCAAAACCAACTGGTAAAGATCCCAAGGAACTTCATGAACCATTTGAGCTTTTTGGTTTTGAATGTGGAGACGGATGGTTTAGATTGTTGGTATGGGTGAGCCGATACATTCAACACTATTTGGATACTCAAAACGAAATGGCAAAAAAGTATCCAGACACGTATCCAGTGATTGACCAAGTTCGTGCTGTGCAAGTCAAAGAAAAGTTTGGCACTCTACGTTTTTATACCGAGGGTGGAAATGAACGCACTCAGTCTGTAATTGCATTTGCAGAATATCTCAGCGGATTTATTTGTGAAACCACTGGCAAAACCGATGATGTTGGTTACAACAAAAAGGGCTGGATCAAAACACATCATAAAAGCCTTGCCAAAAAAGGCGACTTCCATTTTGTGGATGATCCAGAGTTGCGTGAATTGATTAGCGGACAAACAGAATTTAACTTCGATTCAAAACAATAGCATTGATATGTATAGAATACTACATCTATGTATCAATATCAATCCAAACGACCATTTGCAGGAAACGAGGAAATTCTTGATGAAGAAATTGTGATAACGAAACCGTTAAAAGATACGCATGTAGCAAATGGAAATGACATCTATTTCTATAGTGATGTTAATCTAGGTTCCATTTTTAATTTGAACAGATCCATCAGCGATTTGGAAAAGCAAATGCTGATCACGCAAATCAATCTGGGACTGTCAAAACCTCCACATATCAATCTATACATCAACAGTGATGGTGGAGAAATCTTTAGTGCATTTACCACCGTTGATCGTATCAAGGCTTGCCGAGTTCCTATTCATACTCACGTTGAAGGCATTGTAGCTAGTGCTGCTACTCTGATTAGCGTGAGTGGCAAAAAACGCACCATTGGAAAAAATGGTGTTATGTTGGTGCATCAGCTACGCAGTTGGTGTGGTGGTACACATGAAAACTTCAAAGACGAAGCCAAGAATCTTGAACTACTTGCTGATAAAGTCAAAGCAATTTATCTTGAACACACCAAATTCACTGAAACTGAGCTTGAGGAATTGTTGAAACACGACATTTATCTAAATGCTGATGATTGCTTGAAGTATGGTTTGGTAGACAATATCGTGTAACACAAAAGTCACGAAGTCCGCACCATCTTGTCACCAAAGTGTCATAGTTATTTGAACTATGACAAACCTCCCCAAATTATTATTGTGTGCATTATTGTCTATTAATGTATACGCTCAATCATTCTTTGTTCTTGAACAAGAAGGACGTATCAAAGATGGCGATCCATACTATGAACACACAGACATCAGCTACAACTACAAGATCAATGAAAAGTGGACTCCATTTGTAGGATATCGTTTCATTGTTGAAGACAAAGGATCGTCTGTAAAAGATTTTAGCCGTTTTCTTGTAGGATTCAATTACACAGAAAAAGGTAACTGGGGTAAGTTGGCATTTAGAAGCCGTGGTGAATTCACACCTGGACATGAGCTTGGTAACTTGGATACAGAAAACGATTATAGATTTCGTGAGCGTATCAAATACGACCTACCTTATAGCTGGACCAAGTTCAAACTAACTCCGTTTATTTATGACGAAGTATTCTTTGACTTGGACAATGGTTTTGATTTTACTAGAAATCGTGCTGGAGCAGGTATTGGATACACAATTACAAAACACATTTATGGAGACTTGTACTATTTCCATGAAACCAAACAATCTGGTCAGCATTGGGTAGATGCAGACATCGGAGCATTAATCATCAGATACAAATTCTAAAACATATGTTAACACTCGTACTAGCCGTAATAATCGTTGCCTTGATATTTGAATACATCAACGGCTTTCATGACACCGCCAACTCTATTGCGACCACAGTTGCCACAAAAGCACTAAGTCCAAGAAACGCTATCATCTTGGCAACAGTAACCAACTTGATTGGAGCTTTGGTAGGAACCGCAGTTGCTAAAACAATCACTAGTGGATTGGTGGATGCAGCGTTTGTAACATCAACCACAATCATTTGTGCTCTATTGGGAGGTATCGTGTGGAATCTAGTAACTTGGTGGTATGGACTACCAAGCAGTTCTAGTCATGCTATGATTGGTGGTCTGCTTGGAGCAACAGTAGCATCTGCGCATGATAATTGGCACTCTATTATTTGGATGAAAGACAAGGGTGGAGTTTGGTTCAAGAATGACGGTGTGTTCTACAAAGTATTGATTCCAATGATCAGTTCACCAGTGTTGGGATTGATCTGCGGATTTCTGTTCATGGCACTATTGTATATTCTACTGAAAAAAGTGTATGACTTGGAAATTGTTCAAAAGACTTTTGGTAAATTGCAGTTGGTGAGTTCTGCTTATATGGGGTTTGCTCATGGTAGCAATGATGCTCAAAAGATTATGGGTATCATTGCTTTGTCACTACTGGCTGCTACAAAAGCAGGAGATCTTCAGAATGCACCAGCTTGGTTAGAATTCTTGAAACACCCAATGGTTACACTTGCTGATGGAACACAAACGATTGCACCTTGGATTAAGGTCACATGTGCTTTGGTTATGGCTGCTGGAACTGCTGCTGGTGGTTGGAAGATTATTGATACACTTGGAAACAAATTGGTTGATTTGAAACCAGCGCATGGATTTGCGGCTGAAACCACTGGTGCTTCTATTTTGTTGTTGGCAGCTAAGTTGGGTATGCCAGTTTCTACAACCCACGCAATTACTACAAGTATTATGGGTGTGGGTCTGGCAAAGAAAGAAGGTAAGTCACTCTGCTTCGGTACGGCTGGACGTATTTTGTTTGCTTGGGTTTTGACTATTCCAGCTACTTTCTTGATTGCTTATGTATTGAGAAAAGTCACAATGTAGGACATAAATAAAACACCCAACCCTTCTTTGGACGTAGTTGACTACTTATTAGCATGAGTAAGCAGCGTTCCAAAGAAGGGTTTATTTATATCATTAGCAACACTAATTTCCCTAATTATTACAAAATTGGGGTTACAACCAATGTTGCTGCACGTTTGCGTACCTACCAAACCAGCAGTCCGCACCGAGATTTTGCGATGGAATACTATGTTTATCATCCAGATTGCTATGCTGCTGAGAAAAAAATCAAGGAAAACATGAAGTATTTTGCCACCGACATCAAAAACGAATGGTATCGTGTTGATTTGGGTGTGGCAAAAGCACGGTTGGATGAAACTTTGGACAACGAAAAAATTGTTGCTTGACGAACTATAAAAAGCTGATACACTAAAGGAAGTTATGGAAACCTCTATTGCAAACAAGGCTATTTGCCTTAACCTCAATGCCAACTGGCAGCCTGTGGGCTACAAGACCGTCAAGGACGCTATCGTGGACCTTTGCGGTTGCGATGCCAACGGCGATCCTAGTAGCTTGGCTATCGACATCGACTATGACGTTGATGCAAACGGTGAGCCGTTGCTTGGCGAACCAAAGAGCATGATTCCGGTTCCTTGGAGCGAATGGGTTAAATTGCCAATTCGCAGTTGGGACTTGGTGATTCATACTCAGAGACTTGCTATTCGTGTGCCTACTGTTATCATTGCAACCAATTTTAACAAGATGCCCGTGAAGCAGTTCAAAGGTAAGCCAAGCAAGGAGGCAATCTACAACCGTGACAATGGTATCTGCCAGTACACGGGTCGCAAGATTGACCGCCACAGCGCAACTGTTGACCACGTTCTGCCACGAAGCAAGGGTGGTGCTGACAGTTGGGAAAACTTGGTGCTGTGTGCCAAGGATGTCAATTCAAAGAAGGGAAACAAGCTCAACAGCGAAGTGGGTCTTAAGTTGACTCGCAAGCCATTCGCTCCTGCGCCAGTTCCAGTCTATGCATTGATTCAGGACGCAAAGCACGTTGATTGGGAACATTTCTTGATCAAGAAGTAAGTTTTTCAAAACGTTTCCAGATGCGAGGGTATATGTAATAATATGCCCTCGCATCGTCGTAAACCAATGCAAATAACCGTCGATGGAGAAACAATAGAACTTTCTCCAGATTTGGTTAAATTCTATTTGAAAGAAACTCGCAAACGCATTCCGCACCGCAAGTCCGTTGAGAGATTTTTCAACAATATGATGCGAAACTTTACCGTCAACTTTTTCTCAGTTGAATAGATTGAACGGAGCACGTTTCCACTTTCCGTTTAGATGCAAATACAGAAAATTGTCATCAGTTCTTAGTTCGCCTGGAAAGCCAAACGAATTGCTGGTTGCTGGTGGAATTGCTCCAGCGTTGAAAACGATACTGGTAAACGAACCAGTTTGTGCTGTAAGCGGTCCTTGTAAAGTGGTTGGACCTTGTACAAACAAACCAGATGCACTGATTGCGCTGCCAGAAAAGTTGTAAGGGGGTAGGTTAGTGCTACCAACCAACACACCTTCAGCGTTGGTTTGCAGAATCAAATTTGATCCCGAAATGACACGCTCCAAGAACTTTGTGTTCAACGGGTCACGTTGCGGAATTACGATGTCATATTTTAGTGGCATATATCACGTAGTAAATATAAATATCAGCAAGCGTCTGGATTTATCAGAATTTCACCGCAATCTACGTTTATCTTTTTCTATTTATACTAGAACATGGATATCTATCGTAAATATGAACGCAGCATCAATCAAGTGTATCGTGGAAAACCACGCATCGTAGGATTGAAAACCGCTGTATCCAAATGGTTGGCGATTCGCAAACAACAACAGCCTTTACATGAGATATTCCAAATCGAACACGGTAAAGCGTTTCGTCAAGATCTTATTCAGTTTCTACGCAATGAATTCGCCAAAGGCAACATTCGTTCTATTCACGCAGGTTTAAGTACCACCGACTACAAAGCAAATGACTGGATCGAAGAAATAGCCAACGATCTATTCAATAGACTGATACAGTATCTTGAAACCACTCGTAGTCAAACCGAGCGAGACATGTATTCACCAGTACCAATTGAAAACGACTAACAGTTTCAATTGAAATTATAATATGAATAGTTCTTGCTTTACGCCTATTTATAGGGTAAAAATAAGTTCATATTATGAGTCGTTACTATATCAAAGACAATGCAAAGAATACAGTATGGCAATGTTCAACAGTGCCAGAAGTTGTAGCCACACTTGAGCAACTATGCCGCAAGATTACCCGACAAGACCGCAAGGGTTTTATGTTGGAAATGGTGAGCTTGGGACATGGTTATGATGATCCACAAGGTGTATATTTTACCGAATTGATGGCTGACAAGCTTGAGATTGGTGTGATCAACAAAGAAGGTCGTTATAAGCGTTGCAATATTCACGAACACGCTCGTAACGCCAAGTATCGCAATGAGATGGGCGACTGATGGGATATGATAAATCTTGACATTAAATGGTCAGATCCAATTAAGTACGACGCCGACGGACAAACCTACTATATACGTGAGTGGGTAATTCCGATTCAATACCGTCCACACTTTTTTTCATGGTGGAAAGTCAACAAGTTTGCCATGAAAGACAAAGGTTTTGCCGTATTGAAGCGAGACGAACATTGGGTATTGATTGAGTCAAAATCTAGCCCAGAAGAGTTTTCCAACAAATCCACCGCTGGAACAACTCCAGACAAAAAGGTGGAACCACTACCTCACTATGAAGTAAAACACAAGGATGGTCTGCGTCCTTGGCAAGTCGATGCTGTAAGCAAGATCGTGGCATCCATACAAAAATGGGGTGCTGCCGTTGATGGAAGCGACGTGGGGGTAGGCAAAACCTATACTGCATGTGCTGTTGCCAGAGAGTTGAATATGGACATATTGGTTGTATGTCCAAAGGCTGTTATGGAAAGCTGGAGGCGTGTACTCAAGAACCACTTCAAAATGTGGGGTAAGTGTATAGCTGTCATTAACTATGAAAGCCTACGCATCGGTAAAACAGACAGTTTGATTGCCAGCTATGTCAAACGTCGTGACACTCGCAGAAAAGAGTTTGTGTGGAAGGTTCCCAAAAACACATTGATTGTGTGGGATGAAGCACAAAAGCTCAAAAACGCCAAAACCAAAAACAGTGAAACTTGCATTGCTGCTCTCAAGGCTGGCTACAAAATGTTGTTTTGCAGTGCTACCATGGCAACCAATCCTCTTGAGTTGCGCACGGTTGGTCAAGGCATCAAGCTATTCAAAAACAATCAGCAGTATTACGATTGGGCATACAAACATGGCGTGATTCGTGGACGCTTTGGTATGGAGTTTACTGGCGACAAAACTGCTCTTAAGAAACTTCACGAAGACATTTTTGTAAACCGTGGTGTACGTTTGAGCCGTGATACTATTCCCAACTTTCCAGTCAGTGAAATCATTGCCGAGTGCTATGACATGGAAGAAGAAGCTCAAAAGAAAATCAATGCTGCTTATGATGAAATGCGTCTTGAGCTTTTGAGACTTGAAAGATTGGTAAAGAAAGACAAAAAGAGCACCGAACTGACTGCGATACTACGTGCTCGTCAAAAAGTGGAAATGTTGAAAGTTCCATTGTTGTTGGAAATGATTGAAGACGGTTTGGAAAACAATATGAGCATCGTGGTATTCTGCAATTTCACAGAAACCATCAATGCATTGAGCGAACGTCTCAATACCAAATGTATTGTGAATGGTGTTGTTAGCGACAAAAAGCGTCAGCAAGCAATTGACGATTTTCAAGCCGACAAAGAGCGAGTAATTTTGGTGAACATTGCGGCAGGAGGTGCTGGTCTAAGTTTGCATGACTTGAACGGCACGTATGCACGATTGGCATTGATATGCCCATCATATTCTGCTGTGTTGATGCGTCAAAGCACGGGTCGTGTATGGCGTGATAGTGCAAAAACAAAGAGCGTACAAAAGATTGTGTTCGTAGCGAATACAGTCGAAGAACAAGTATGCAAAATAGTTAATCAGAAACTAGAAAACCTAGACTTATTGAATGATGGAGATTTAACCTATGTCAAAGAAAACAAACAATAGCAATATTGGCAACTACAAAGTTTTGACTGGTGACTGGTATACATGCGTCAAAGTGAATCATGATATTTTCGATGATCCTTATATTGAAGCATGTACCCAAGCAATGGAACAAAAAGTTCAAACATTGCAGCCCTATGACGACTTGCATGTTAATCCAGTAATGGTGTGTAAAAATCTGGATAACACATCCAGTCAAGAACGCTATATCAACACATACAAAGTGTTGCTCAATGCTGGTATGCCAGCCAGAGCAGCATTGTTGCGAGATACGTTTATGAAAAACATTGAAGTAGATTTGGCCACAGAACCTATGTCTGCGTCACTCAAAAGGATGTAATTTATGAGTGGACCGCAAAAATTATTCGATGTAGCAGAAATAACCCAAAAACTTGCCGAGCTTGAAGCACTCAAAGATAAAGTAGAAAAGCTATATAGTCTCAGTAACATTGGTGACGAAGTACGTCAAGAGTTGGATCAATACAAAATTCTCAAAGAACGTGGTGTGGAAATACCACACTTGGACAAAGAGTTCAGCGAGCAGTTGTATCCAAAACGTGAAAATCACGGACCTCAAACCAAACCACTGCTGCAACACGAAGTGCAAGAAGCACTTGACAAAAGCAGCAGTGCTAAAAAAGCAGCACGGCGTTTGGGAGTAAGCTATCCCACCTTCAAAAAATACGCACGACTATACGGCATACATAAAACGCCTGGTTGGCCTATCAAAAAGAAAGAACCACATGAACTTGGTAGAGGTCCAATAGATCCACACAAAGGAAAATACCCACTGGCAGACATACTTCAAGGATTGCATCCAGAGTTTCCAGTACATCGACTCAAAGATAAATTGATAAGATCTGGTACAAAAAAACCAGAGTGCGAGCAATGCGGATATGGTCAACGCAGAATTACAGATGGTAAATTGCCATTGTTGCTAAACTTTGAAGATGGCAACAACAAAAACCACAAGTTGGAGAATTTGAAACTGCTATGCTACAACTGCACATTCACATGTGGCAAAGGCTATATCAGCAAAGGACCAAAGATATTTGATCCAGATATACTACAAGATAGTAAAAAAATACTACGACAAAGGTTCTAGACATGCAATTTGATCACATACTATCAAAACACGGTGTACTGACTGCATTCAATATTGCAAGAAAAGTCAAGCAAAGCGATATCAAAAAGATACGAGCAGAGCTTAAAAAGACTTGTAGCAATACTGATGAAATCAAAGAAAAGCTACAGCAAATGATATTGCTAAAAATGCGCAACACCATGCATTTTGATACCATACCAGGGTTGATTGTAAATAAAACTGATCAAGCTGGAAATGTAACAAGCAAACGAATGAGCGATCCGTTCAAAAACATTCCCGACAAACTAAAGCAAAAAATTGTGGGTATGTCGTTCGCCACCAACAAAATGTTGCACAAAGAAAAGTTCAACAAAGAACTGATTTTGATATTTCTACAGATACTATTGATGGAGAACAAAATCACCAATCAAGATATAATTGAGTTCAACAAAAAATATAAATTACGTCCTTTGTCTGGCGATGACTATGTAAATGAAGACGACGACGAAGATGACGATAATCTTGTCTGAGGAGCAAACTTATGGATATACTTAACATCACGGATGCCAAACAATTTATGAACAACAAGAAGACTGTATTTGTAACAGGCGTTACTGGTCAAGATGGTAGTCATATGGTTGACTATTTGCTAAAAAATACCGACCATACCATTTTTGGTGGAGCACGACGCCTCAGTATCAAAAACCACGAAAATATCAAGCACCTTGAAAACGAGCCTAGGTTTAAGCTGGTCAACTTTGATCTGAGTGATGCACACAGCATCAGCAAAACCATTGAACAATTACAGCCAGACTATTTCATCAACCTAGCTGCTCAAACATTCGTTGGCAGCAGTTGGGACTTTCCAGCACAAACTTGGGAATGTAACACCACTGGTGTGATTCATATTCTGGAAGCTATTCGTCAACACAAGCGTAGTTGTAGATTCTACAATGCTGGTAGTAGCGAAGAGTATGGCAACGTAGCTTACACTCCTCAAGACGAAGAACATCCAGCACGTCCTCGTAGTCCATACGGTGCCAGCAAGAGTGCTGCACGTCAGTTGGTGAAGGTGTATCGTGAAAGCTACAACATGTATGCTGTTCAAGGTTTGTTGTTCAACCACGAAGGAACTCGTCGTGGTGAAGAGTTTGTGACTCGTAAGATTACCAAGGGAGTAGCACGTATCAAGCAGTCTTTGTTGACCAAAGAAGTGTTTCCTGCTATTGAACTTGGTAATGTGTATGCCAAGCGTGATTGGAGCGATGCCGAAGACTTTGTGGATGGTATTTGGCGAATGCTTAACCAAGACGTGTATCGTACCGATGTTGAAGCTTTGATAAAGGACTATGATAAGTCTGGCTCGTTGTGTTTGCCAAGAGACATCAATCCAGCATGGCACGATACTGTGGTAAAGAATCTCAAAGAATATGTGTTGAGCAGCAACGAAACTCATACCATCAAAGAGTTTGTTGAACTGGCATTCAAAGCTGCTGGTATTGAAGGAGCATGGCATGGTCATGGAACAAGCGAAGAATTTAGTTTAACCCCCACTGCCGTTGAAAAGCACGATGCTGCGGCTAGTGTACTTGTTAGAATTAATCCAAAGTTTTATCGTCCAGCCGAGGTTGATTTATTGCTAGGAAATAGCAACCGAGCACGTAAAGATCTACAGTGGAATCCAAAAACCACGTTTGAAAATTTGGTCACTAAGATGGTCGAAAATGACTTGACTCAAATTGGACTAAGTGTATAGTTATTGGTGTATGGAGAGCTATACACTTTACAACAATACTGTAATGGATCATTTTATGAACCCACGAAACATGGGTGACATAAAAGATGCAGACGCAATTGGAGAAGTAGGTGCAGCAGCGTGTGGTGACATCATGAAGATTACTCTCAAAATTGATGACGCCACAAAAACCGTAACGGATGCAAGATTCAAAACATTTGGTTGCGGTAGTGCCATAGCGGCATCATCAATGGCTACCGAACTTATTAAAGGTAGAAGCGTTGATGATCTACAAAAAAATTTCAACAACGATCAAATTGTTGAAGCTTTGGGTGGACTTCCACCAGTAAAAATACATTGTAGTGTTTTGGCTGAAGAAGCATTAAAAGCCGCACTGGAAGATTACCAAAGAAAACAAAAAGCAAAAGTATGAGAAAGAATTACACAAAGATTGTGTTTGTAGTTGATAGAAGCGGCAGCATGTCCAAGATCAAGTCAGATATGGAAGGCGGCTTCAAAACGTTTATCGCTGAACAAAAGAAAGCCAAGCTGGGCAAGTGTGATGTTAGCGTATATCAGTTTGACGATCACTACGAAGCAGTGTTTGAAAACAAAGACATTGCTGACGTACCAGAGTACAACTTGATTCCACGAAACATGACAGCATTGTATGACGCTGTTGGTAAGACCATCAATACTGTTGGCGACCAACTGGCAAAGCTGCATGAAGATGATCGTCCAGATCGTGTTATGATGGTGATTATTACCGACGGTCTGGAGAACAGTAGCCAAGAGTTTACTGCACAAAAGGTGCAAGAACTGGTCAAGCAACAAACCAACAAATACAACTGGCAGTTTACCTATCTTGGCAGCAATCAAGATGCATGGGCAGTTGGTGGTACGCTCGGTATTGCAAGCGATTCAACCATGACCTATGCCAACAACAGCCGTGGTATCAAAGGTGTGTGGGATTCGCTCAACAATGCTACGGTCAGTTATCGTGCTTGTGCAGATGCAAGCTCCGCAGTATTGAGCTATTGTGCTGCTGACTTGAAGGAACAACAAGAAGCTCTAAAAGAACCAACCAAGTAACAAACTATGAATAGAATCGAAGGAATGAACCTACCGCAACCCAAGCAAAACTTCACCATCAAGGATACTACTGCGGTAGAGTGTCCAGAGTGCAAAAACACAGTGTTTCAAAACGGCGTTATTTTCAGAAAAGTCAGCAAGATTCTGGCTGGTACTGACAAGGACGCATTGGTTCCTATCAATATTCCGTATTGTGTGAACTGTTTGGAACCGCTGCAAGAACTGTTGCCTTCGGAGCTTAAAACTCCCAAGATTCAGATTCAGTAAAGTTTAGCCATTCAACATTTGGCGTTTCATCGGAATGGGCGTTTTATCAAGAACGCCCATTCTGCTTTTTAGCATTTGCAGTGCTGCTCGGGGCGACATGCGCCCACAATTAAAACCAAGAATTCCGTATTGTTGACAAAATTCCTCCAAAGCCTTTACATCCTCTGAGGCATGTTGTACCACCTCTGGCTCTTTATAATCGCTTGTATCGCCATCTACGGCCCTTTGGCGACGTTTTAGCATGGCTTGGTAAGGATCAAATCCGTTGGTGGCAGCAGTGCCAGGTTTACGAATAGATCCCGCACTTGATTGCAAGGCACTCATTTGAACCATAGTGCTCAAATGACCCGCATTCATTGTTCTCCAACCGTCACTCATAAACTTATCCTATTGCGTAGTTGAATCCAAAATACTCATTCTTGTTCTTGGCATATTGTGCAAATGCCAAAGCGTTTGTTTTCATGCGACGTTGAATTTGGTCTGGTCCGCTACGAGCATTTTGATGATTCAAATATTCTTTGGCGGCAGCACCCCAGTTGCCACTATTCATCAATTTAATGGTTTTTGGTCCCATGTCGCCACGATAAAACGCATTGATGATTGCATTCTTGACATATTGTGGGAACGATGAAAAGTTGCTGATCTTGTTGCTTGCCAAGCGTTCTTTGACTTTCACATCCACATTGAAAAGTTTTTCAATTTGATCGTCTGTGAGTTTTTGTTTACCCTTCAAAACCGCATCGTAATTTACAGCGTTGCCAAACAGTGATTTGAATAAATCACGATCTTGTTGTGTGTTGGTCAGATAATGTCCAATACCAATTGTTGGCTTCTTTTCTGTATCCAAATACATTGTGTTGCGCTTACCTTCCCATTGACCAATATAATCGCTTGTTTTCTTGTTCAACAAGGAAGTTTCTGCCGATTTAGGTTTGGAAGCTTGTTGCGTGATAGCGGGTTTTACAGCTTGTTTTGCTGCCAATGCTGGACTACCAGCCAATGTTCCCAAACCAATTGCGCCAGCAGCTACCCAGTCTTTCCAACCTTCTTCAAGGTCACGGGCAACTCTTACTTCATCAAGCTTTCTGCCTTCTGGTCCAAAATGATCCAAATGATGATAAACATCATCAAGATATTCACCAGCAAGATTCAACTTGGCTTTCACCCAATCTTCCAGCTTGGTGTCTGGTTGCAGCATTGATTCCAACTCGGTAGCGTCACTGTTGATTTGTTTTAGTGCTCCCATAGCCATGCTGCTATTGAACTCTTTCAACAACTGATTGGTTACTTCTCGGTATACTTCACGAACTGGCTTGCTGCTGGTGTGTTTACCAGCTTGTCTTAGTTTACGTGCTCGACAATGTGCCTTTTGGCTAAAGCCTTTTGGATTGCTGCAATTGATGCTTTTCTTGTAGTGATTGCTCCACTTTTCGTCAATTTGATCTTCTGGGGTGCCTGCATCTTTTTCGCTGCGATAAAACTTCAAATAGTCTCGCACAGTGGCTACATAATCAGCAGCATGATTCAGTTTGGCTTTTACCCAATCCTCAAGGTTGTCGTTGACATCAAACATCGATTGCAATTTATTGCTATAGTCGATTAGCTTGGTAACATCACTTTGTGCCATCTCTGCATTTTCTTTGATACCATCATACGAGGTATCTCTCCAATTCAATCCATCAATTCTTCCTTTGGTATGTAGCTTTGTCAAGTCTTGATAAGTGAACGTATATTTCAACAAACTTTCCAGTTTGGACTTTAATTGTGGATTGCTGTTGCCCAAACCAATAATAATACTAGTAACTGCACTTTGAGTCACAATGTCTGCCACTGGAGTTTTGGCTTTGCCCAAAGCTTTGATCTTTTCAAGCTTGGGAATCATTTGGGTAGCAATTTGCTGATATCTCTTGTATGCGTAATAGTCCGACATACCAACGTCTTTGTTTTGTTCACTCATACCTTTAAGTCTTTGTAGTTGTTTGGCGTATGCTGCTGGAAGCTGTGTTGTGCGCATGTGAGCTTGATTGATAAAGTCCTTTTCTTTCTTGCTCAACTTCTTTTGTGGTTCTTTTGCAGCCACAATCTTTGGAGAAAACGATCCTACCAACCCAAACTTGCTGGAAGCATCGCTGCCCAAATGACCCATTTGAATATAGGTGGCGTCTTTAGGAAACTTGGTCAAATACTCTTTCAACGCTGCATTTTGCTCTGGAGTAATGCTGGTGTTCCAAATACCAACAAAATAATACTTCTTGCCTTTGAGATCAACCAACCAAGCACGACCGCTCAAACAAATTCGCCTCAAGAAGTTCATGTCATCTTGATCAGCATATTGTTGCTTGCGTATGTCTTGTAGTTCTTTGCTGCCTGCCAAAACAGTTTCTTTGTGATCCGATCCTTGACCACCTTTGAGTATCAACTTTTTATCACCGTCAGCATAAATGATAAAAGCATAACCGTTTTCTTCGGTTGCTTGATACACGGTTTCATACTTCTTCAACCCCAAAGAAAATGCTTTAAGGTTGAAGCCCCGAGCAGATGGTGGCGTCCCCAGTCTATCACCGAAGCCGCTCACCATATACTCGGAGCCTCCTATTTTGATCGGATATGCACTAACCATATATCTAGATTACTTCTTCTTGAGCTTGCTCAACGTCATTGCTAGACGAGCACGTTTGCCAAGCTTGCCACCTTTTTCTGCGGCTGCTTTGAGCTTGCTCTTTGGAATCTTTTCACCAGCAGGAACATTTAGTTGCTTGTGCAAAGCACCCTTCTTGCTGATTGCCTTTTGAATCCATTTGCTCTTGGCTTCATCAATATCCTTGGATTGCTCAAAGGTGATTTCACCAATTGCAGATTCTTCAGATCCCTCGTCGCCACCATCAGCAACTGGTCCTTCTCCAGCTTCGCCGCCTGGAGGAAGTTGATCGTCAGTTTCGGTTGGTGCTTCACCTTCGCCACCAGAAGGTTGAAGAACTTGCATCAAAAGATCATGTAGCTTTTGTGCAGTTGCACGATCAATTGTCAAAGTGATTTGATCTTCAACTTCGGCGGTTTCTGGAGCATCCACTCCTTCTGGACCTTCTGGGGATGGAGTTTCTGGTGCATCAAGAGCACCTTCTTCGTCTTGTTCACGCAATGACTTGCGAGACAAAGCCTTGATAATTTCTTGTAGTCTTTGTTGTTTCATATATTGTTTGTTTTCTGCATATCCGACAAAATCATATCCACTACCAAATGTTCCCAAACCTTCGGGACTTGTTTCAGCAGGAGATGGACCGTCGAAAACTTGAATAGGGTTGCGGTCAACACCATTTCCGATGCTGCCCTCACGCACTTTGTCGATGATGCTACGAATCTTTTTCTTGCGTTCTTGTAGCTCAATGTCAATTGTTTTGTTTTGTTTACAATTTCCATCACCATCAAATGGATTGGTGCTTTTATCAACTATTGGTGTGCTTGCTCTACCAATTACTTGACCATTGCTTGTGCCACCAATTTTTCCTTTGATGTTACCTGGTGTAACACCATCTTCGCCAACTCTGGCTGGATCATTAAAGCTTTGATCTGGATCTCCCAAACCAGAGCTTGAAGATCCACCAAATTCATCAGCCAAACCAGCCTTGATCAACTTGGTATAATATTCTGGATCTTCGGTAAGATGGTCCAATGCAATTTCTTCAGCAACGCTAGGATCATTGGTGTGCTCCATTTCAACTTGAATGCCAGTAGCTAGTTGTGCTGGATCAACTTGATCTGGTCGTGTCAAGTCGCCTTTTCCACCTGGAAGTTTTTTGTCTTTTACGAGATTGTCGATCATTGTTTTTTCAGTGATTGTTGAAACTTATCAAAACTTTTGCCGCTACCATAACCAAAATCGATCATCCATCTACGACCATGCATAGCTGGATTGCCAATAATAGGATCGTGCAGCTTGCCATCACCAACATAGTTCCAGTCAGCAGGCAGCTTGCCTGGTTTACGATATTGTGGCTTTTGAGAGTTGACAAAGTTGTTGCTCATGATTTCAGAAATATTCGTTGCGTTTCAATGCATACTTACGAGCCTTGAGATGTGTCATTACTTCCATGATGGCTTCGCTTTTTTCATCTGGATACACACCCATCATATGCAGCTTGCTGTAGTATTTTGGATCTTTCTTGAGATTCTTTACAACGTTGCTTCTAGCCACTTGACGATCTTTGAGCACCATCTTTTTCATTTCATAGTCCATGCCGCAAATCACTTCATCTGGCGTTACTTTATACTTGATTTGCTCAACGTCACGAACATAGTCCCAAGGATCTTGACCGTTGTATGGACTAAATGGTGCAATGGTTTGTACCGATTGCTTTTCACTTGCTGTGATTTTGCTTTTGTCAAGAAGACTACCAAAATGATTTGGATCTTGTGCCACGTCCGGGCTACTGAAAGTGTCTACATTGGATGCACCAGTGACCGCTCCACCTTGTCCATAAGGAAGCCCTTGCATCATTCTATCGCCAGTGTCTCCAAGTTCTTGTAATCTTGACATACTTATAAATATTTGACAATTGTGGTTTGATGTAAAAAACCAAACACTCGACCCATATAAATAGAGTTAATCGTCCATATTTATCAATCAACATTCTTGTGAATAATTGAACTGTCGAAAATATACTTTTTGTCGCTGTGTTGTAGATGATCATTTTTTGAAAGAGCATCAGCCAAAAATTGCTCTGGACAATAACAGTTGAGCTTTGAAAACAATTCGTAGTAAAGCAAATCAACGGGTGATGACAACTTGCTCAAAATGTTGATAGAGTTATCATATGCTGTGTTTTTTATTGCAACACAGTGCGATCCCGTACCCCAACGAAACCTATACAAGTTTGGTTTTATGTAATCTCTGGTTAACCAGTGAGTCGCCCAGTATTGATTTCCCAACTGTAGAAACTGCCAATCAACGGGAACTTGTTCAATAAAGCTGTCGAGTTTCTGGTTAAAATCATCACACAATTCAACGTCGTCTTCGCATATTAATATTTGATTGTATTTGTTTAGCTTGGCATCAACTATACAATGTAAATGCGCCAACACCAAGCTTGCTTCGGAGTCACTAATCATTGATGATTTGATGGCGGATGTTTGTACCGCACTACGAAACTCAAACTGAATGTTATTTTGTGCAAAATGTTGGCTAATATAGGTTTGTCGTGTAAAAAACGACTCGCATGTGATAACATACACTTTTTGAAATAAACCGTTGACCATATCGTATATATAGGGTATGCCCACATTAGAAATTACCACGACTTTGGGATGTCCAGTCAATTGTACAGTATGCCCTCAAACATTGTTGAAATCGGTGTATTCAAGCCCGATAAAATGTTTGAGTTTTGATAGCTTCTCTCAGATTCTTTCTAAAATACCAAAACACGTTCGTATCGATTTTTCTGGTATGTCAGAACCATGGAGCAACTCAGACTGCACTCAAATGCTAAAACATACTTTGGAGTCGGGATATGATGTTGCAATCTACACAACTCTAGTGGGCATGACCAAACAAGATGCTGATTATTTGTACGAAGCAATACTCACGTACAAAACTAAAATAGCCAAGTTGTGTATTCATCTGCCAGACGCCAACAAAAACATGCGGGGATGGTCGTTCAATGAAAACTATCAGTATGCGCTAAAGCTTTTCTTGGAAACACAGCAACAAACAATTCGTGAAACGATTGATTTTGATGTGATCACGATGGATAAAAACAACGAACTACATCCGTCTTTAGAGAGCTATAAAACATTACCGCTACCTTTTGATACTTGGTATGGTCATACCCGAGCCGAAAGTCTTTCACTGAACGACACAAACAAACCATTTGTTGCAGAAGCCATCAAACACGTTAACCCAGTGACTTGCAGAAGCACTCCGTTTTATGACCACAATGTTGTTTTGCCAAATGGTGATGTGGTGCTGTGTTGTATGGATTATGGCTTGACCACTATAATAGGAAATCTACTAACACATAGCTATGAAGAATTGTACTTGTCAGATACAATGATCAATTTAATGAAAGAAAATCGAAAAGGTGGTTGGTCAAAATGCAGCATTTGCAAGTCGTGTATCAATGCGCAAAGTTACGTTGTCAACAAACATCACTGGTTCAAAATATGAATAAATCTTGTTTTGTGTGTTGTGCTCAAGGGCTTGGAGATTGGATCATTGTCAACCCAACAATACGAATATTATCTCGTCGCTATGAAACTGTGCGAGTGATATACAACGATTATTCTAAATCGTTTGTGCCTATCATGTTTGCTGATCTATCTAATATAGTATTGGATTATGAACTGATTGGTGGACTTCCTTGTGCAACAACCACCAAACAATACGCACAACAAAACTCATTTGATTTTATCAATCTAATGACTCCAGGGTCATTTGTAAACGGAGGTTTTGTTGTGGATGTTGAAAACATAACTGCACCATTCAATAGACTCATTTACAAACAAGCTGGGTTTGATTGGGATACAGACCATCATGAATTCTATATTCCCATTAATATGGAAGAAAGCATCCAACATCACAAATCGCTAAATCTACCAGATAAATATGTCTTTTTGCATGAAGGTGGGCATGGTACGATAAACAGATCACATATCTTGGACAAAACAATTCCCGTGTTTGTACCTCACAAAATACCAAATCCTTTTTTGTACAAGTACACGATTATACACGCTGCTGAGATTCATGTGATGGATAGCTCGTTCTATAATTTTGCAGACAAACTAAACCTGACCACCAAAAACATTTTTTTACACAAACTACGAAACAAATGTTATAGTACGCCGTTCTTGTCACCAAAGCTAAACAAGCCGTGGAAGTTTGTCGATTATTGATCAATTGATTTTCTTGTACCAGTAATCATACAATGACTGCAAGGTTTCTTGCAACGTGTATTGTTGTTTCCAATCAATATCTGTTTTCAGCTTGCTAATATCTGGTTTTTGAACATTAATATCGATTGGTCTGTAGAGTTTTGGTGATACCACAAGATCAACCTTAGCATCGATCTTCGCAATTCCCAGCAACGTTTCCGTAAAATAACCCATTTCATGAATTTCTTCAGAGCCTACGTTATAGACTTGTCCAGACGACTTATCGGTAAGCATCAATTGATAATATGCATTAGCGCAATCACGCACATCCATAACAGTACGGCGTGACAACAAATTACCAACTTCCAACTTTGGTGCTTGCAATCCCTTTTTGATTTTGACAATTTGATATGCATCGCTGGAAATGCTGAAAATCTTACCACGACGAATTCCCGTATGACTGAATGCTCTGGTTATGTATGCATTAACAAACTTGTTATCCATACGTTCTTGTAGATACAAGTCTATTGCGGCTTTGCTACATCCGTATGGATTGCATGGTTTGAGAGAATCAGTTTCTTTTAGTACACCATCAACTGCACATTGATTACCATACACTTCGCTGGTGGAGCAGAACATCAACTTACTATCTCCACAATGTGTGATAATGTTCATCGAAGCAACCACGTTTTCATTAAAGGTCAGTATGGGATTGGAAAAACTGGTTGGTGGATGACTTTGTGCAGCCAAATGAAAAATGCCGTCATATTTCTCCTTGGCCAACAAATTACGAACATCTTCACGGTCTTTCAAATCCAGATAATGAAACTTGATTTGATTTAGGTTATTTTCGTTAATTGTATCCAACAGATCTGTTTCTCGTCCATGTGTGGATCGAATAACGCCATGAACTTCGTGTTCATTTGCCAACAAAATGTTTGCTAGATTTGGACCGACGAAACCGCTTATTCCCGTAATCAAAAATTTGCTCATATGTTATTTCCAAGTTTTGTGCCAATGATGTACCGCATACGCTTGTGGCTGTGTCACACAAAAACTCTCTGATTGTCTATGTGGTTCCAACCAACTGTACGGATATAAGTATGTACTGTCAAAAAATAGATAGTTTTTGTAGTTTGTATATTTTCGAGCAATTGCGTCAAAAAATTCTGGTCCGCTTATTTTTTCCAAGTATTTTGCTTGATACCAACCCAAGTCTTTTGCACGATTAAAACTATATGGTAATTGTTCAATCACCTCATTCAACAAATCAGTGTTGGGTATTGCAGCAAAAAACCCAATAGCAATTTGTCCATTGTTTTGTATACCTCCCAAAAAGTCATGCTCAAAAAGCTCAGATGGTATTCTTTTCAAAAATTGAAAATCGGTGTCTAAATAAATTCCGCCAAATTTGTTTACTATTGCGTATCGTGCCACATCTGCTTTGAACGCACATGGCATCGTAGGATCATCGTACAAACTTTTCAATTCGGATGTTATCAAACCAGCATCAGCAATATCAGAATCAGTCCACAGTTTTATTGTGTAATCACTATATGCTTGTGTCCATTCTGAAATGTATCCAGCACATACTTCTGGTAGTAGGTTTGGACCAACCCATATAAAATGTATGATCTTTGGTATCATGGTCGTAACAAACTATAAATTAGCATATGACTTTTCTACTTATAAGTATTGTATTATGACCAGCACCCCATGTTTTAATGGTTCATCTGCACCACAACTAATTGACGAATTAAAACTCAACGGTTGGGAAAGCATCGACACCGCTTTTAATGATCTTAGGATTCCATTTGTTAAACACTTTGCACAACTAGATTCAAACAGCATGGTTTTGGATGTAGGATGTGGCACTGGTATGTTATTAAGATCGCTTCCGGGTAGCTACAAAGTGGGTGTTGATTTTGCTCCAAAACACATTGATGATCTTCATTTATACTACAATATGGAGGTTAGATGCGGCAACTTTTTGGATATTGAGTTTGATCAAAAGTTTGACACAGTGATTGGGTTTAGTGTTCTACAATACATAGATTCTGAAAAAGTAGACCAATTTATCAAAAAGGCACTCAGCATCGCAACCAAATCTGTGTGTTTCTTTGATGTACCAAATACTGACAAAATCACCGAGCACCAATCTATTGATCCATCACAAACAAACATTCAGTTTTATCACAAAGATTTTTTTCACAAGTTTTCCAACGACGTGACGATTCAAGACTGGAACATGCCATTTTGTAGATTCAATCACGTTCGCTACAATGTAAGAATAAACATATAATATGCGCTTACTGGTATCAATAACATCTTACTTTCCCAATAAAATTCCATATGTTCAACAACTGTTGAATGAATACAATTCTATACAACAAACGTTGAATGCTAAAATTGATGTTGTATTGGCTTGCAACTATTCTCACACGTTTGAGAAAAACGAGTTGAATGTTACTTGCAATCCAGAACAGTTGAGTGGCGAATTTCATGCATGGTCAAACTATTCGTATGTAAAAACAAAACATCCATATTACGATTACATCATTGAGTCGGACGACGATATATTGATAACCGCAGAAAACATTCGACAGTACATCAAGTGGGAGTCAGTGAGCGATGATTTGTTGCCTGGTTTTTTAGTATATGAAAAAGATGAGGCTGACACAATATACATACAATCTGTGCTTCTTGGTCAGCAGTTTATAGAAAAAAAAGCAATCTTTGACCAGATGCCTTATTTTGTACCACTAAACGTACACTCTGCTTGCTATATGATTGACAGTCGCAGATTAGAACGTTGCAAGCTACCAATCGAACCATACAGCACAGAAAGGTATGATGTTCAATGCACCGCCAGATCGTTTTTGTACATTAGCAACTACACAAAATTCATACCAATAAACGATGTAGATAACCACCTCGTTCATCACTTACCAAACCGATATTTGAGCTTGAACAACCAATTTTTTCCAAGGGTCGGATACAAATCACTAGACTACTGGAAATCAGTGTTACACAGCGAGAATTGATTTGCATTTTTCGATAAATGCATGTTGATACTGCTCAATTCTTGATTCATATTGATGATAGATCATGTTCTCATACACTGTACCGTGACCAAATCGTATATTTCGTGGACTCATGTTCCAAGCTCCATCGCCGCCGTCGCTGATCTCCCAATATTTGAGTGATTGGTTAGAATCAATACATTGCCTAGTAAATGATTGTGCTGTGTCGTGAATGTGTGTATTTCGCAAATCCGGTCTGCCGCAAGTGTTGTATAGCTGCATACTAAATCCCATAAAGCATGGATGTACATAAACTTCATGCGGATTCAAATGGTTAGCGCAGCCAATTGCTCCGCTCAACAATCCCTTTTCCATATCAGATTTAATTATGGGATAAAAATCGGCAGACAGCGGAATACAATCGATGTCAAAAAATATTACATAATCTTTGGTTGTAGAGTTCAATACTTGGTTTAGATAGTCTCCGTGCGAACAATCAACGATGTCTTGTTGAATAGACAAACCATATAAAGAAAAAACACGTCTTTGAAGATCAACGACCTCCGTGGATATGTTGTTTTTGGCACAACTATAAATTCCGATGCTGCTCATGTTATTGGGAAATCAAACTAGGAAATGTTTGATGTGGTTGTTTTTCACTTTCACTACGATAAGATAACTGTCTACACAGTATTTTGTTTGGTATATAGTTGGTCATGTACTCTTTGTTTTCTGCCTTGGCCACATGAGTAAAATACATAAAAATGTAATCGATTGGAATGTTGCATGTTTTGAGCTTGTCACACAATCTCTGCATGTTATACGTAGTATTTACTGCAACCATGTGTGTAGCATATGCAGCATCGCATTGAGCCACGTCATCGTTCAATCGCTCAAATTTCCAAGCACCAGCTACATCTTTGCTTTCATGGTATCCCAAGTTGAGCAAATCCCAGTTACAAGGAACATTGTCCATGAAGTTTTTGAAGTTGGTATCAAATCCTTCTTCAAACAATACATCATCTTCCAGTATCAAAATTTTGGATTTGTTGGTATAAATACACTCCGCAAAAATGCTTAGATAGCACAAGCGTAGACTCATGGCACCAACGTGGGTATAGCTTTGCGAGTCCCAACTATGTACAAACTCATCACACAAAACTCCATTCAAAAAGTTGGTATGAGGAGCGATTCGTAAATTGTATTGCACACCAAGGTTGTCTAAATACTGCATTACCCTACTCTGACGCCCAGTATCATCAACTGTGCTGATTACATACACGTCTGAGAAGTATTGATTGATGATATTAGACTTCATTGTACAAATGGCTTTTGAAATTGACGTATGTGTTTTTTACATGAATCAGTTCATCCAATGACTTTCTATAACTAAGCTGGTATGCGATGTGTTCATACGGTGAATATGCTCGTATTTCTTTACGCTTGTACAACTCATTGAAAACATAATCGTTTGCTATGTGCCAATTCCAATGGTTCACCATGTGTTTGAATGGTGTATATGCTGTGTCTCGCACAACCATGCAGTGAGCAGTATGATGCCAATCCAAAGGTCGATACACCAAATCATTGATGTGATCTTTGACTGTGTGAGACTGTTGATATGGATGATATCCTAAATTGAGTATATCCCAATTTTGAGGCAACTTATTGTAAAACCTATACAGCTTTTCTTCCCAGTCTTCCAACAAAAAACAATCATCTTCCATTACCGCAACTCTTTTTATACCGTCGATCCTACACATTTCAAAAATCGAATAATACGCAGATGTCAAACTGATGGATGGTCTTGATTCTCGCTGTGGTGGACTGTGCAGCGGATGGTGTGGATTTATCAAACCATAAAAAGGTGCCACAAAAAATTCAAACTCAACCTTGCGGTCTTTGAGATGATTTTTGACATAATCAACTCGTTCAGAATCGACCGTTGTTATAACAAATATTTTTTCACAGAGTTGGTTTAACATATGCTCAATTTCCTATATATGTATGTTACTTAACCGTTATGGATTTCAAATTTTTAACTTATAATAATCGTGCTGGTATTGTGGCGGATGCAATGTTGTTGCAAGATCTGGTTTACAAAAATTTGACCACAGAGTCAGATATATTGTTTACAGACGTATTTACAGCAAATGCTGATGCTCAAGATAAGTGCAAAGATTCAATTGGGGTGTGGATTCAAAATCCATGCTATGGAATGTTGGAGAAGTTCAAAAAAAATGTTTGGTTCATCAATGAGGAGTGGAGTTCCGAGGACGATCTTAAAAAGATGGAAATGTTTGACTATGTGGTCTGCAAAAGCAAGTTCGCTCAAGATTTGTTGGGAAAGTATCGCAGCGATGTTATTTGTTTGCCATTGTTGAGTTATGATTACTATCAGCCAGACGTTGCAAGAACCGAGAAATTTTTGCACTTCAACGGCAAAGCTATTCAAAAAAACACAGAATTGGTGATGCAGCAAACTTTACCAATAACGGTGGTGGATTTGACCCAGCGATTTGATCCTGCTCCACCCAATATCAATTACATCACCTACTATATGATTCGTAGGCAAGTAAAAAAGTTGCTCAACAGCCATACTGTTCATCTATGTCCTAGTTTGTATGAAAGTTGGGGGCATTATTTGTTTGAAGGGCTATCAACTGGAGCAGAAATCGTGTGTAGTGACATTCCAGCATTTACCGAACATTTAGACCCAGATTTGGTTCATATATTACCAGTTCAAGAAAAAACCGATTTGTCGTATTGGTTTGACCGAGACAATCAGACCAACACATTTCCATTGAGAAAAAGCTACTACATTGATCCAAAAGTATTTGCGGAGTATCTTGAAAACTTTACACCAAAAGGTCGTAACGAGGAACGCAGACAACTATATTTGGACATCATGGCAAAAAACAGTGCTAGACTATTGGATTTTTTTCGAAATGTATGAAGCTATGCTACATGTATGATGATGCGTTTATTCCGATGCGTGATCACTTTCTAGCAAATCTAAAAGATGAGTTTGAACTAATTTCCTTGAATCTAGCCAAGCCACATTTTGGTAAACATGTTCCAGAAACAGAATTGTATGGTGGTGGAATAGACGTATGGTTAGAAAAACCAAATTATTTGCTGCGAGTCATGGAACAATGTGAACCCGACGAGTATTTCATATACAGCGACGTAGACATCGTATTTTTCAAACCCATTTTACCAACATTAAACAAGCTGTTGGGTCGTCACGACTTGTTGTTTTTACGAGAAATACCAGAAGGTTTGGTGCCGTGGCAAGGTGGTAATGTGCCAGGAAATTGCAATTTTGGTTTTTGTGTGATCAGAGCATGTGAGCGAACCCGCCAATTTTTTCTGGATGTGATCAACATGATAGAACACAGCAAGCTTATGGATCAAACTGTGGTCAACAAGCTTTTGTATGACTACTCAAATGATAGTTTGACATGGGACGTGCTTCCAATTGAGTTTACCACTACTCCATTTATGGATACACACAAAGTAGATCGAACCTCATTGATGTTTCATGCCATTTGTTGCATTCAGCAGCAAGACAAGTTTAACATGATGGAACATGCAAAAACGGCGGTTCGCAATGCACAGTACACTATAACACTTAAATAATATGAAACTATACTACATGGTTGACAGCACATTCTATGATATGCGCAACAATTTCATAGATAGCATGAAAGATCCACAAAATTTTAGTTTGGTCGAGCTTCCAATAGCTACTCCACAATTTGAAGAGGATAGCTCCAATTATCAAATGCAAGGAGGAGGTCAACAACTTTGGGAATGGAGGTTGTTGAATATAATCAACATAATCAATAACTCCAAACCAAATGAGTATTTCGTGTTTTGTGATGTGGATATTGTGTTGTACAAACCTCTTTTGCCAGCACTAGAAGCTGCTGTAAAAGACAATGACGTATTGTTTCTGCGAGAGTTTTTTGATGAATCGCATAAACGAGAAATTCAAGAAGAACGAGAACGTGCAACTGGAGTTCCACATAAATTGCAAGCTGGCAACATCAACTTTGGATTCAATCTAATAAAAGCGTGTGATGAAACAAAACGATTTTTTAGCGATATACTGACGCTTGTACGACAAACCGGACTATGGGAACAAGAGTTGATCAATAGAACTTTATACAACCCACACAACTACAATTTCAAATGGGATTTGTTTCCTCCAACATTTTTTTCAACGTCGGTTGGTAAGCATCATCTAAATACCAAAATCAAAGATGTTGTTTTGTATCACGCCAACTGTGCGATCACCGCAGAAACGAAATATGCGTTTATGCATGAAATAAATCAAACAATCATGCATGGTGTGTAAATGTGTGCATTGCTTGAGCAACAACTTGATGCATATCATAATAACGATAGCTTGCTAATCTTCCACCCAGAATCATAGACGGATATTCAACATCACACAACTGCTTGTATTTGTGATATAGTTCAGTGTTGACAACATCGTTGATAGGATAATACTTTTCATCACCAGCTTGATTGGGAGTGAGTGGATATTCTTTTGTTATGATGGTACTGTTTGTGTTGCGTGATTCAAAATGCTTGTGTTCAATAATTCTGGTGTACGGCACGTTTTCATCTGTATAGTTCACCACCGATGTACCTTGATAGTCTGGAATCGACAAATGTTCATGTTCAAACCTCAAACTTCTGTATCCTAGCTTTCCCAAACAATTGTTGAATAGTTCGTCCAATGCACCAGTGTAAACAACTTGTTTGCCAAGTTTTTGCCAATACTCACGATCTTTCAAAAAGTCTACACCAAGCTCAATTGGTATACCACTGGTCATGTTTTCAAACATTTTGGTGTATCCTCCGATTGGTACACCTTGATATGTGTCAAAAAAATAGTTGTCGTTGAAATCTAAACGAATTGGCAACCGCTTGATGATTTCACTTGGAAGATTTTTTGGATCAGTTCCCCATTGCTTTTTGGTGTATCCATAAATAAACGTATGATACAATTCTTCACCAACTTGGCTTAATATCCACTCTTCCAAATTGGCGGGTGATTCTATAGCAATCTTAACACTATTGAGCTTGGCTTGTGCTTCGCTGGGAGTTTTACAACCCCAAAGCTGATACAGAGTAAGCAGATTGATAGGGAACGAATACAGCTTGTCTTTGTTTACAACTTTGAGTGAGTGTTTATAGTGATTGAAGGTGGCATATTTGTTTACATAGTTCCACACTTCTTTGTTGGATGTGTGAAATATGTGGGCACCATAGGTGTGAATATTTATGTCGTTTTTTGTTTCGGTATAGCAGTTGCCAGCAATGTGGTTTCTACGATCCAGTATAATACACGACTTTCCCGCCGCAGTTGCTAGATTTGCAAATACAGATCCAAATAGCCCTGATCCCACCACAACGTAGTCATACTTCGACATAGCGATAATTCAAATCTGTTGAAAAATTTTGTGGTGTGTATTTGGCAAAGCAATGTTGATCGTAGATGGATTGATTATACGACGCACCTTCGATTCCAATATGATTGAGTCTAGACAGCTTTGGAGTTACAATTTTTGGAAACACTTCTTTCATAAACGGCACAAATGTTTCTGAGAAACACGCATAATGTCCCCAACGCTTCAAGCAATCTCTCCATATGCGGCGTGTACACATATAACCCCAAGTTGCAAAATACACCATGCTGGTTTGCACGGGATGATAATGATCTTTAATTTCCAAAACATCTGCGTCGTCAGTGGTTGTAGGTGGATCTACCAAGTTGTCTTTGTTGAGCAATGTCAGCACACTTTCGTGATAATATTTGCTGGAAATGAAGAAATTAGCCAAACGATAAATGTCGTTGCTCAATACACAATCATCTTCTACATAAATGACATGTTCCAAGTTCAAAATTTCAAAACAGTAATGTAGCACCATGTATTGATTTAGCAACAGTCCATATTTGTATGGATTGACCAATACTCTTATATTTGGATACTTGCGTAGCTTGGCTATTGGGTCAAAATCCAAAAAGTCTGGCTCGACCAAAAATACAAAATTGAGTTTCTCAAAGTCGTTTTGGTTCAAGCACGTTTTGATAAAAGTATCAAAATACTCCAATCGGTGTGGTTTACCAAGATATACTGGACAAACTATTGTTACATCTCTGTTCATACTAATACATAGCTAGTTTGATTGGTAGAATAATTCCAAATCAACGGCCAAATTCGTTCAAATATCCAAGGAGAGCTGTTTTTTTGTCCGTAATGAGATAAACAAAAAAATTGACGAAACACATAATATGCGTGTTGCCACCACTCCAAGCTTTTGTTGTGTATGTAGCTTTTTGGAACAATATACTGCGCTCCAGCACTGAACGTAAACTGTGTATTTGTATCTAAACTGCAATCGCCAAATAGCTTTTGACACATTTCCAAGATTGGAAACGGATTGGCGTTGCCTGGTCCTCCATCAAATCTTTTTGTGATTTGTCCCCAATTCGAACCCAACCACACAACTTCTTTACTGTGTTGATGTTTTTCCAAAAGTTGTAGTACATTCCAACAATGATCAAATGGGTCTGCTTGTAGAAACGCCGTTGTTTCGCTTAAACAATTGTATCTTTGTATGATATGAAGCAGCATAGAGTCTGCCTCTCTACCATAGTTCAACGTCTGTATGACATTTTGTTTTAGATGTGGTAGCCCTTTGTTATAAATAAAGAATGTATAAGGAAGATTGTTTGTCCAATCCACGTTTTCGTTGAACCTTGTTACCACTACATCCATTTCAATGAATGATAAACGGTTGATGGCGAACTCGGTTGACAAACTCGATCTTGTCAACACTCATCTTTACACTGCTACAATCGTTTAATCCACCATAAATATGAATAGATGTATCATCAACAGACACGCTCATAGGAAACAGCACTTCATATTTGATAGCTTTGCGATGTGGCGTATTGCGCCAGTTCCACAAACTGTTCAACACATAATTGCTGCTGTATTCACGGTCTGCAACAACAAACGGGTTGATACAGTATCCTATTGGTGTGATATCGTTGTTCAACTTCAACAGTCCAACAAAGTATTTCATGTTGGTTGGACCTTGATAAACATAGCTGTGATACAACAAAAACTTTTCTCCGTACACATCAAATACGTTACTGCTTAGGCCTGGACTACCAAACTTATCAATCCAAGGCTTCCAATTGATCTTTTTGCTGAATACTTCTTGTTCGTTACTATCAAAAATGGTGTATGGATTGATGTGATAAATGATGTGGTTGTTGTGGAACTGCCAATGCTTTTCAAAGTGACTGCGCTGCGTCAAAAAGTGATAAATCTTTTTGGTTTCCAAATCATACTTCTTGAACGACACGCCACACAGCTTTGCAAGATCGTTCACATCCCATTTACTGACGCACACACTGATTGTTTTGTCGTCGATCCATCTTGCATCTTCATAGTTGTAATGAAACTCGTCGTCTGCATAATTTTGCAGCAACACAACGTTGTCTTGATCCACAATATCATTGACAAAAAATTCTTCTTTGACCTTGGTTTCACGACGATAAATTGTTTTGCCGTTTAGGTGTGCGCAGTTGAAATAGTTGGTTGTGCCGTCGAACTGCTTCAACATTTCAACTCGAAACTCTTTGAATTGGAAGATAGGATTCATATTGTTATAAAACTGGTCCATGTTGGTTTTGAACAAACTTGTGTGTAAATTTTAAGAACGTGTACATTTTCATACGATGGCGTACATACCATAGTCCAAAGTAATTAAATAGATACCCCAACACATGTTTTAGTGATTTTTTGTGATAATTGTATTCATCAATTCCGATCACCGCAACGTATTTCTGCTTGCATACTCTTAGCATGGCAAGCTGTAAAATGTGTGTGGACATGTGTGACAAAAAAATATCTGGGTTCGGTATTTTTAGAGACATTTCTTTCATGTCTGTGTGATTAGACTCATTATGATAATTCAAATTGTAATACACGATACTATTAAAATAATGACAATATGGCATTGCTGACGAATAGTGCGTATAAAACTCATCAAACTTGTTTTCTCCAAAATAAGGCCAATACGCATATGTCTCCTCTGTGTAAAACGACATTTTTATTTTTGGATGAAACGTGCAACATACTGACAGAAATTCGGATGTATCGAAACCAACCCAGTCTTCTATTGTGGCACACAAGTCTGTGTATGGAAGCCTCAGTTGCATACCTTTTTCTAGAGTAAGATAATCAAACGACGCCCAATTAAATTCGTGAAGCAAATCTTTACGTAGAAAAAAGAAACTTTCTTTGCCTGGACGAATCTCTTTTGTCGCCAACGAAGAAATCATTGCAAAAAATTGCTTGTTGTTTGGCTCTCCACGATTCATTCCCATCACAATATGATGAGTATTTAGTTGTTTGAATTTTTCGTCAAAAAAGTTTGAATCAAATATGTACGCATCTTCCTCAAAAATAGCAATAGCGTCTTCCTCAAAGCAATGCAAAATTTGGTCAATACACGCACCATGTGTGAGAAACTGTCCTAATGTCAAATCAAGGATTTTGATTTTTTTGAACTTGGCTTCGTAGCTCTTGATAATTTTATAACAATTATCCACAAGGATTTTATACCTATCGGTACCACATATATGTTGTCCAATATTCAAACATACATATAAGGTATAACCCCCCGCAATTTTGCTAAGTCGATCAAGTTGTAAAATGAGATTAATTGGATTACCTATAGAAGTAAATCCAATTGCTTTTGAATTGATTGCTGACAATTCATTCATCGGTATTCCAAGACCAAGCCTTCTGGATCGGGATATTCGCCCAGCACGGTGCCATCTGGAGATTTGAGTTTATAAGGCGTTATGCCTACGTCAGTAGAAGAATAAAACCTACGATTCTCAGTTTGCAGAGACTCTTCATTGAAAACAGATGAACTGTGTGCCCAAAATTTTGCTTTACTGCTCAATACAAAGTGGTGAATACCTCTATCATTTTTTGTCAAGTTCAAAGACTTCAGCAACGGAACAATGTTGTCGTAATTGTCGAGATTGATATAACACACGTCAAATTCACATGGTTGCAGACTATCAACATGTTGAACTGTTATGTTGTTGAACAACTGCTTCCACATATCCGAAGACAGTGTTTGATTGGTGTTTATTTCCAGAAATTTGTAACTTGTGATCTGGGGAACAACAATGAATTTCTTGTAAACTTCGTAGTAAAATTTGGCACTATTCATATTTTTTATAACACACTGTCAGTGATGGATAATTTTCAATAACAAAAAAGCTGTATAATTGTTGCAACTCTGGCTTTTCAATGATCGGAGCAATAGGTGCGCAATTATGATTGATCATCCAAGGTATGTTGTCTCGGCTTTTGCTACCACCCTCAAAAAAGATCACGCCTTCGTTCTTCAATTTTGGATGATATTTTTTCAGCAGATACTCAATTTTGTCGCCAGTGTTGCTGATGTCTATGTGTAGTATGTCGATGCTGTTGTCTTCAAACTCAAGGTCCAAATTCAACGCATCTCCTTTGTGTAGATACACATGTTTGTCCATGCCAAATTTTTCCAATTTGGATTTGATATCTGCATAGTTTGCTTTGTTATAAGGATAGTCATCAAACAAATCGATTGCGATGATCTTGCCTTTTTTGTTGTCAGCACATCCCTTGGCAAAACTAAACAATGAATAACCCTCCAATATACCCATTTCCACAATCAGATCTGGTTTTTTGTTGCGGACCCAGTTGTAAAACTTGACCCAATAATTGTGTTTTTTGTAAGAAGATCTTAGACCTGCAATAAAGATCAGAAACGATGCTCCAAAAAATTGTGCAGCACTTTGCGCAAACTCTTTGTAATCATAAATCAGATCTAGAACTTTTTGGGCGTCGATAGTATTCATATTAGCGAACATGTGTATACATATTTTTTTATATCTCTATACCATGATGTTTTTTCGCAAACTTGTGGGTAAACTTGATGTACTTGAAAAATTTGAATTGAGTTTTGATTTTATAGATACCAAAGTATGCAAACAACAATCTCAACGAGTTTTTCAACGCATTCTTATGTGCTAGATATTCCTCTTTACCCAACAATTGAATGTATTTGCTTTTTACTGCATTCAAAATTCCAAGATTGATTGTATAGGTTGACAAATGATACAAGAATGCACCAAAATGTCCAGCAGTCAACACCATGTTTCTATAATACGCTTTGTTTTTGGGATGCAGATGTTCCAAGTATTGAAACAACGCACCATTGAAATAGTGAATGTAATTTTTGCCACCCGAAAGATTTCGGTAGAATGCGTCTGTGTCTTGACGACCTTCCAATATCCAATAATCAAAGTTTTCTTCGATGTAGGTTGCAGTCTTGATGTTGGTGTTCATCCAACAATTGAAACTGAAAAACTCAAACGTGTCAAAGTATATCTCTTCCTTGAATGCTAGTTTTGTTCCCTCGGGTCTGGTGAATATGGTTTCTGGAGTCCACTTCACATAATCAAAACCCAACCAATTGTACTTTTTGGCTATGGATTTGCGAATAAAAAACACGCTTTCTTTACCAGGCATGTTGACTGCTTCTGGGAAAATACTCAGCTTGCTAAACAAGTTTTGAAAGTTGTTTGGATTTTGTGGAGCCACAACACAAACCAAATCTTTTGTTTGCAATTCTTGTAGATTCGCATCAAACAATTCTCGGCTAAACATATAGGCATCTTCTTCAAAAATTGCCATGTATTCTTCGTCGATCACATGAAACAATATGTCAATAGCCTGGCCGTGGGTTACCCACATGTTTGTTGTGTTTTCAATGATTACAACATCTTTGAAGTATTGCTTGTAGTCTTGTGCAATTTTATATGCATTCTGCGTCACTGCCTCGAAACGTTCTGGGCTTGTGTGTTCTCTGGGCACATTAAGATACACATAAATCTTGTATTGTGGCGCATCTATGTTTGCTTTGAATTGCTCAAATGATGCGATGAATGTGATTGGATTTCCAATTGACACCAATCCAATTGCTCTGTTGCTTCTGTCGATAGTATCCATATTGTAAAAATAAAAACTAGTTGTTTTGATCAAGTATCATGTTTGAAACTTTTAACCAACCATCAAAAAAGTTGACGTTGCATTTCATACATAGGTCATAAAATTTCTTGTAAACCTTGGAAGATCTTGTTGTTTTGCCTTCTTTATGTATTGAAATGAAATCAAACGTAATACCAGTAATGTGTTCCCACCAAATGTCCGACATTCGGTTAAGCAACAAAACTTCTTTTCCATCGTCACCAACCATGTCAACGATCTGAGTTGACACATAATCAAAATGATCATAAGATGGAACATTCACTGTTCGCACACACAACTTTTTGTTGTTGAGTATGTTGCTTGGTTCTGAAAAGTCATTGTCTCTTGACAACACAAATGATGGCTCGTATGTCAACATCTTGTTGTATGACACTCCATACAAGTTTAGAACTCGGTCATCAGGCATGGATGAAAAGTTCATGTCAACCTTTTTTAGCAAGTCAATTTTACACCCCCAAAAACTAGGCCACAATCTAACTGCACCGTTTTGATGTGCTGTGTAATTTGTAAACAAACTGTGTGTACCGTTGAGCATTACATCCACGATCTTGTCCCAATCACCAACAAAATCTGGTTCGATGCTGTATACATAATCTGCTGTTGATTTATTGATTAGTTTGACCAATGGCTCGCTGCGCCAATCATGAGGTATACTACCATCAAGTTGATGAAGTACCACGTCAGCTTTGTTTTTCAAGTCGTTTGAAATGAACTCAACATATTTCTTTTCCGAGTCATTCAAACCATTGTGATTGACGTTGACAACATAGCTGATTTTGTTGAACTTGTCATAATAACGATGAATGAAATCCCTTGTAATAGGACTGTCAAACTCAGCAAACGCTATGATTATTATATCAACCTTGTTCATATCATTTTTTTGAACAATTGAGAATATACCGACACATCAAATCCATTTGCAATACATTGTATGCCAAACGTTGGAAATATGCTGTCCAGATCATGATCCGATTCAATAAGCTCCAATGTGTCAAAAATGTTTTTTTCGTAGTTGATAAAGAACTCAAAATTCTTTGGATTCTTCAACGCATACAACATTTGCTGCAACAAACACAGTCTACGATAGTATTCAATCAACGTATGATGATACGAAGCTTGGTCTGGACCTTTTTTTATGTCTCGCAAAAATTGGATATACCCATGATGATCCAATGATGTATATGGCTTCCAAAACCTATTGGCGAGAACTGTGGACATTGAGCCCACATGAAAGTTGATGGATGTTGACAGTATTGGCGGAATGGCAAACGAATCCTCCAATCGGCTGTGATACACATCACCAAGCATATGCATTCTTTTAACCGATGGATTATTGTATAGCTCAAGCGAGTATGATACCAAAGTGTCGCCAGCACATTCTTCTGTCAATGTGTATTCTTTATCCCAGAACTTGATGGTCTCACCTTTGTACCAGTGTCTAGCACAAAAATTTCTGGACGACTTCATCAACAACTCTTTGCGCAGCAATAGCAATGTAGGCCAAAAATTGAACTCACCGTTTAGTTCTCGGTTTGGTCGATGCACATACAAATCGCTGCGATTGTTTACAAGCTCTGCTGTTTTTTGAGTAATAAACTCAGAGCAACTTCCACGGCTATAACCAGTTACGTCATAGTTGTCGTTGAAATGGGTATCAATAGCTTTCTTGAGTTGATCTGGATTGAGAATGTAATCATCTTCTTCCATCAACAAAATGTTTTCTTTCAGATCTGGGCCAAACTTTTCTAGTAGATTGTTGATGTTGTGACCATGCTGATGCAACAAAAAATTGATGTTTTCTCGGATACCAGGATGTCTTGAAACTTGACGACGGATGTGATTCTCAATAAACAAATACTCCATAGGGTCGAGTTTGCCCATGGTGTCGATAGAGATAAACACATTGCTGACCAAATGGCGATATGTCTTTAGATTCTCCAACCAGTAGTGAAGAATCAGTGGATCGCCAGTAGCGGGTAGAATTAGGGAGATTTCTCTGTTGCTCATACAAGATTTGACATAAATGATTTAATTGCGTAAAACTCCTCATCAAAGTTGCAAACAGTCTGAAACTTCTTGATGATATAGTTGCTAACTTCTTCGTAGTTTTCGACCATGCGGCGGATTTCTGCTTCAACCTCTGCGATGGTTTTGCCGTTGACATCAATGATGGTTTTACCATCTTCAAACATCAACGATGCTGTGTTACCAATCCAACCATTCCAATCCACACCCATGTGACTGCTGTCTGTAATAACTGGTTTGCCGCAAGCAAATGCATTGTGTACGTTGTGACCATATCCTTCATCTACAACCTTGCAGTGAAACAAAAAGCCAAGATTTTTGACATGCTCACTCATTTCTTGCTCACCGTTTGGAATCATACCATCTCGGTTGCCTGCTCCGTGTGCATAGAATGTATAGTCTGGCATGTTCTTTTCCAAACCATAAAACAAATCTGGCATTTGCATGAAGTGTTGCAAATTGCCTATGCTCTTACGATTACAGTCCAACTTTTGTGTGAACAATTTTGTATCAAATTCTTGATGATAAAATACTTTGTTTTTGCAAGGATATTGAACATAGCATGGCCATGAGCTAGAAAGTATGTTTTCAAACTTTGATGGTTGTGCCCACAGTGGAATATTGTTACCAATTTGAAATACAACCTTGGCTTTGAGGTTGTAATGTCGAATCAGTGTTTTCCAAGATTCGTAGTTTTCCAGCAAAGTACAAACAACTACGTCATAGTGATTGCTTTTGAACTTTTCAAACGTGCCTGGTTTTAGATCAGGCAGATATTGCTTGAAATAAGCATTGTTGAATTCTGGTGCGATAGTGTACGCACCAACTTCAGGAGCATATGAACTATACAGTGATCCGTCATAATACCAATCCCAACCACATGGTATTTCCAAGTTGTATTGAAAGCGTTCTCGAAATAGTATATAAATGGATCTAAGTAAGGATATGTGGTGATAATCAACAAGAATGTTCATATTAGTCTTTCAATAAATACTCGGATCTTTTGAAACTCTTCATCAAAATCAACGACTTCCTTAAATTTATTCATTGCGTTTTGTTGCAGCGTTGGATAGTTGTCTGCTGCCCATTTGAGCCGGTTCACTAAACTGTCGTAATTGTATCTGCTCCAATCAACAAAGGTAGGAGTGGTATTGTAGTTCTCAGTATCCAATAACAACTGCGAAGTAAACCATTCTTCTGGATTGCCACCACTACACATGTGTGTGCTATCAGTAATCAGTATCGACCCAACAGCATAGGTTTGATGAATATTGTATCCATAACCATCACCAACAGGCTTGACGTGATAAATGAATCCAGACTCGTTCATAACTCTGGCAATGTCTTGATCAGTAGGTAGCTCACCATCACGATTGTTAATACCATATGCTTTGATATTCCAATCTGGTAATCTACGTTCCAATTCATACAATCCACCAAGAGTATTGCAAGTGTGACGAATATTGCTGATACTCTTGATGTTTTTGATATCGTTGTTGTTCTTGAAAATATTCAGATCAAATTCTGGATGAAAATACACCATGTTGCACTTTTTTCCAGTGCGACGGTTTTGATATATCTTATGCAGTCCTTTGTACAACTCCTTTTTTTGATACTTTTTGAACAACGAAGACATTGTGTTGCCGTGAATATTTGATCCCGCAACAAACGTATAAGTTGTGCTATTCAAAAAGTTTGGAATGTCGGTGTCAATATTACCCCAATTGTTGCCAGCTTGGAAAATAAACTTGGCTTGAGGTTGATGATCTTGTTGCAACTTCATATACAACGGAATGTGCGCTGGCACAGTTGCTATGATGATGTCAAACTTTGTTTTACAGAACGTGTTGAAATCCATTCCTTTGAATGGAAGCTTGCCGTCGGTGGTTTCTATTGATACCACGCCATCATTGATGGTTGATTTTTGCATCGGCCCATCAATAAAGGTATTCAACAAAAACTGCTGCGCAACATCGTCGATGTTTGTGTCTACGATTCGCCAGTAGCCTTGGTGATAATAATCCATACCCCAAGGCACATACACTTCAGCACCCATTCGTTTTTCAAACAGGTGATACATGGAATTAACCAAGTCACGGTGGTGAAAATCACAGAATACTTTCATAGTCAGATACTATCAATAAATGCCTTCCATTGTGGTTTGATGGATTCTGCACCAAAGATTGCGGATGCAGCTTTTTTACCATTTTCGCTGATGCGTTGTCTTAGCTTTGAATCAATCATCACTTCTCGGATGCACTCCTTGAGTTCTTTAATATTGTTGCTGCAAAAGCCAGTTTCGCCATGCTTGATCAACTCACTAACCTCGTATGGGAAAGGTCCAACCTTACTAGCCAATTCAGTGCCCAGTGCTGCAACTGGAATACCGCTCATCCATGCTTCCATGAAATTGAGAGTATATGAAGCAGGCCAAGTTCCACTATACAAGTAGGCTTTGTTTTTGCTCAACTCAAGTAGCTGAGTTGAGTAATCAACTTCGCCATATGCCATAGGTGCTTCGGCGTTGCCTGGACCAAACAACTTGAAATTGAAATCTTTTGCTACGGTACGAATCAAATCGTATCGGCAATGATCTCCACGACCAATTACGTTTTGTCCAAACGTCATGACATAGTTTTGATCACCAACGTAAGGAAGATAATCAGACTCGTACTTGGCAAAACGAATGATGGTGTCTTCACCAGCATAGTGTGGCAACTCACGTTCCTTTGGACTATAGCGCACAATCTTCATGCCTTCTTCACGATATCGTAGCATCTTGGCTTCAACATCTGGAGTAGACTGACCAATAGTACGCCAAATTACAGTCTTGCCTTTTGCCTTGAGCTTGTCCCAATTTTGTTCAACAAATCTTGGTAAGTGCATGATGATGAAAGTATCAAACGCATCAATAATTTCATCGGTGAGCAAATTGTTGTATTGCTCTGGCTTGACGTTGGGATTCAAGCTGTTGGTATGACACATATCATAAAACAGCTTTAGATAATCTGGTTTGTCGGGAATATCGACTGGTGGACGGCGATTCACTACTGGAGTGCGTGGACGATGATATGCGTCATTTGTAAACACATCATAACCCAGATCGTGTAGAATGCGCAGTTCATCGTATTCCAAAACGCAGTGACATGACAGGTATAGAATTTTTTTCATTTTATAAACAGGATAGACTAGGATGTTCGCACACTTGAGAAAAACACAATCCCAATTGTCGGGTGTCATTTTCTGGCATATACGCATCTGTTTCAATGTTCAGATATGTAGTACCCACAGTATTGACTATGAATATATAGGGTTTGTTTGGTGTAAGCTTTTGTGTATAACTCACTTTGTCATTATATATTTTTATCTCTCTACCGATTGGGCACACCAGCTTGATTCTTAGTGCTGATATGTTCTCGTATTGTATCTGTGTTTTTGGAAAAGACCAGCGAAACTTATTTCCGTCTAGATCTTTTTCGGTTTCGTGCCAATCGGTACCAGTAAGTGTGAGTGTGCTGGCACTGTTAAACGACTTCATCGAAAGTAGATTGCGTAGTCGATTAAAAAATGGCTGATTAATAATGATTGCGTCATCCATAACTTTTTATTTGATTTTTGATTCCATTAGAGAATAAGTATGGTCCAAATCTGGATATGCCCATTCTTGATCGCTAGTATAATTAGCACTGAACGTTTCCATACCTTGAATTGATCCAATTTTATAGTTCACCAACCCAGGATGGTCTTTGCCCAAAAAGTCGATGTGACCACTATATCCCGTTGCAATAACATCTTTTTTTAGATGAAACGCTTCAAAGATGGTCAATCCAAATCCTTCTGATTTTGTCAAACTGACATAGCAGTCACCAAAGCTGTGCAAGCTCAACATTTCTCGCTCATTCAGATTCATCAACAACAAGTGTATACTCTTACCCAGCTTGTTTGTCAAGGAATTAATTTTGTTTACGATGTAATTGATGTTGTTGATGGTATAGTCTTTGTAGTGTACCTTCAACAACAACTGTGTATTTTGATACTTATCGTTCAGCTTGTCAAATACTTTGACCAACTCCTCAATACTTTTTCGAGCAGTCAACTCACCAATACTGTAAAAGGTATATTTGGTCTTGCTAAGTTCTGTGCCAAAACAGTCTGTAATATTGATGCTTTCTTTTGGTGGTAGTTTTTGATCAAACCAAACGTGCGGTACAACCTCTACTTTGCTTTTTACTCCGCATTTTTCATACACCTCTTTGTTATAGTAGGATGGTACCCACACTTCTGGTAGCATGTTGATACAATCCACCCATTTAGAAGGCAGCTTGCTACTTTCCCAAGCACAGTATCCCACAACACGTTTGTACTTGGAGCATTCATATGTTCGTATAAATTCAGGCCACAAGTCTGGGGTACTGTGTAGTGTGATTTGATCTTTGCTTGCCAATGTGCGGTTCATGGCACTTTCAGCCAAAGCATTCACATAGTTTGTGGTATCTAGCTTGCTACTGTCGAACCTCAACGTCTGCCAACAAATTGGCACACCCTTGACAACATACTCAGCCACATAACCTTTTGCTGCACTGGCATAACCAGACGTACCATACTGACCCACATAAAACACACTGTCAATCGGCAACAACTCAATGTTTGAGCGATTGAACAACTTGATCATTGAAATGCGCTTCAATGTTTCTTTTTTAGGAAAGTCGTATTTTGGATAAATGACGATGTTGCAAAATATCTTTTCCTTTTCAAAGACGTTCAACGTTCGATTCACAACAAACTTCAAAAATTTGGTTTCTTCAAAGCTGCTGTTGACAAATACAAACGTTTTTCCAATCTTCTTGACAAGTTCGTTGTAGATACCAATACCATTCAACGACTCCATATCATCAATCAAATAAATCTCAACATCTGCTTCGGATGTTAGTCTATCAAGAATGGTTTTATCCTTGGATATTACCACCAACGAATTGCTTCGCTCACGAAGAAAATCAACTTTATTTTGATTGTATCGCTCCATATCAATTCAAAACAACACACTGCTCCGTAGAAATGTGATAATATTGTAGACCCAACGATCTAGTATCGTTTTCTGGATTGAACGGATCAGTGCGAATCGTGATTTCTTCGGCATCATGGGTGCTGAGCACCAATTCATAGGTCTCACCAGGAAACAGCTTGATTGTGTGATTGATTTCTTTGGACAGAATTGTAACCTCTCGACCCAACGGATCACTAAGCCTCAACACAACTTGTGGCAAATTTTTTACGCTCAGTTTTGCAATAGGATGTGACCAACGAAATGGTGCATCGTTTGCAAATTCAAGTCCGTACCATGTGTCGGACACTCGTTCTAGTTTACGCACATTTTTGATGAGAGATATGCTGCGAGCTAAACGCTTGATTGCTGCGACGTATTTGACATAAAATGGCTGTCTAATTTTTAGTGTTTTAGTTGTGTTCATACTATACTATGCTATATCCTAATTTAACTATGTTGACGTTGTGTTTCTACGTTAATTATATTTATGCTGACTATTTGGTGATCAACACAATTTTTCGAAACACGTCAATTTCATTGAACAAAATGTAGTTTCTGTTGTGATCTTTGACCCATTCATAAAAACACTTTTGCTCATGTTGACGATTTTCTTCGATGTCTAGTCCATTATAATACCATTCATCGAAACACAAAATTGTACCTGGTAGTATCAGATGATTGAGAGTATATAACACATCTTTGGTTGACGAATACAAATCACAATCCACATGACACAACTTGATTGGTCTTGCAACCTTGAGATACTCTGGTAGGGTGTCACTGAACAATCCTTTGTAAAATACCACGTTGTCGATCTGTGGCACCACACCGTTCGTGGAGAATCTTCCCTTTTTCATTTCTTCTCCTTGACCATCGTGACATCTGGCTCCAGTCCAATCTTCTGGTAAACCATGAAAGGAATCAAAACCATAAATAGTAGGCGTTGATTCTAGTGAGTATGCTGCTCGTAGTTGTCGCATTGTGCGACCTTCAGCAACACCAAACTCACACACATCCAGCAAATATGGGGCGTCTATATCTTTTGATAATGATGCTGCGTAATGCAAAGTTTTGTTCATAGACTCTTGTAAATCTTTGAGCTTACAATCTGATCCAAAAAATGTCCGATTTCAATTTTGTATCTGTTGGAGCGAAGATATAAATGCCCACGACGGATCAAATCAAAATCTTTGAGCTTGTTTTCTAGATCATATTGGCTATCAATGTATAGTGGATATCCTTCTCCCAAATACTCCACAATTGCTGGAAGCCTATTGACAAAGATTGGCGTTCCTCTGGCAATACAATCCACCAAAACACTATTGGAGCTAGAGTCGTAATGATCCATATACACCACGTTTTCCGACAACAATGTATCGTATTCTTGAACCGTAGTATACGGCAAGTCTTGCACCGATTTCTTTTGCTTTTGATCAATCGAATAGCTATTGACCACAGCTTCAACGTTTTCAAGTTGCACCAGTGTATCTTTGGACGTGTCATCAGCCAACAATCGAACCTTCTGATAATCGGTGGTATTGATAGTATATAAAGCATTAAGCCTTGTTGTCCACCATCCGATGGACATCAATTTTTTGTTTTTGTTGCTTATGAACTTTTCAAACTCAAACTGAGTGTTTGGAATTGGTGTTGGATGATAAACCGATTCAATCGGCACATTTGGGATACACTGACGCAAATATTTAGCATGATACTCACTCAATGTAAAAATACCAACACATGTTTTCAAGCTTGCCAAAAAGTGTGGGTCTTGATAAATGTTGCAAAACTCTGAAGTACCGTCTGTATGCCACGTTGGAATATTTGGTGGATTATGTACAAACCCTATCCATGGCTTGGTATATGGTATAGTTTTTCTGAGTATACCTTGTTTCTTTTTTGGTCCAAACGTATAGTCCAAAAATGGATCACAATACACTCCACTTGGAGTGTTCAACGCCATCAAATAATTTTGCGCAAATGACCAACCTTGTTGATATGAAAAAAGATTTGGGTGGCGGTCCACGTTAAGCTTTTTTGGATACCTATAAGAGTTTATGACTTGTTCATCTATATGATACGACTTGTCAAACACGTTTGAATTGGTGCTCAATATAGATTCTGAAAAATTGAACGGTTGAACGACCATTCTACTGGTCTTATTACGAACTCCGTTAACAAACAATTCTACAATCTTTATGCCGTATTGTGAGTCTGCGGCACGGTTTATCAATTCACCACCAACTGTTTCGGTTTCGATCTTGATATGTTTGGCTCGTTTGTTGATGAGTCTGATTGAATAATTTCCTCGGCTTAACTCAAAGTTATGCACTTCATCATTGATGGTTAATTTCAGTGGGGTGGAGTGTATGGCTTCGACCATCAACTCTAGTTTGTAAACATCACCGCCAACAACCAATTCAGAGTTGCCTTTGCTCCAAACACCCTGATTCAGTTTTTCTTCGTACCAACCATTCTTGAAAAAGACTGGAAACAAAGCACCATCTTCTTTGTTGATTGTGCGCAAATGATGCTGCTCAAGCTTACCAAAGTAGACTTTCTTGTACACTAAATCGGTGTGGGCCGCTTTTAGCGCACTGGTCAAATCATCAGAAGATAGATCAATACCTTCCATCAACAGATTAATCCAAAGCTTGGTATTGGTTTGAATATTGTCAACACTACCAAGATTGACCACTCTATATTCAACGGGATACAGTTTGGCATAACCAGTCAAATAGTCCAACATACCACCATGCAAAGGCGTAACAATATGTTTGCTTTTTTGCATAGCCATATAACATGGTAGATTAAAGCCTTCGCCCTTTGATGCGTTGACATATACGTCGCAACCATCCATCAAACTTTGAACATGATCAAAATCCAACACATCTGTCAACAATGCAAATGGGGCATACGCAAACGTTGTTGGTTTGTTTTTGATGTTTTTGACAATACATTCTTGTATCGTAGATTCGATCTTTTGAAGATTGGATTGTGCATCCGTTATCTTCAAGATCAAAAAAGTTTCGTCGTCGTATTCAAACGTGTTCAAATAATTCTCCAACAAAAACATCACGTTTTTGCGTGAGGTCATTGTGGATATGTTCAAAAACTTGACACGCTTTTCGATGCGTTTCAAATCAATAGAAACCGGCGAGAAGATTTTGGCAAAGCTGAGTGTGTCAATTACACCAATTTTCTGGTATTCAATGTTTGGAACCGTGTGAGGTTCCACTATCACTTCTTTTTTAACACCAGATTTGATGAACACGTCTCGGTTCCATTCCGAGGGAACGCTAACAACATTGACAATGCTTTCATTGATTGCAGCAACCCAAGATTCTGGTAGTGGATCAAAATCCCACACTGTGCGACCAATCACTTTTCGATCACCAAACAGATCTTTGTATTTGTTGACCACCCTGCTCCACATGTCGGGAGCTATATGCAGCACCACTTCTGCGTTTTGTAGCTTGTCACTTCTACCAAACAATGGCAACTTTTTGAGGTTTTTGGAAAAGTAAGATCCAAACTGGGTACGATCTTTGATTCGTCTACCCGAGATTGGTTCAAAATACACATCGCAATCATGCTGCAAAAGGTCGTACATATAACCTTTTGCAGCATTTGCATATCCGCTGGGACCGTCTGCACCAAAATATATAACTTGTTTACGATTCATTCCAGAATAAATAGCAAGTCACTATGCTTTGGTAGATATTACAATCACTTAGCCACGGTTTTTAGTATCTTTGCAATACACGCCATAAACGTGATTTCTTTGTCAACCACCATCGAATTTTGATATAAACTCTCAGATATGTCGATGATCACGCTGATGTCGTTTCCTTTTGCATACTCCCCCACCTTGTTATAAAGCTCAGAGTAAAGTTCATCAAACATTTTGATACCAGCATCGTTGACCAACTGCCGAATTTCGTTGAATGCCTTTTTATTGGTCTTGGCATCACCAAGCAACTGAATCAGTTTTAGTTTCAGATCATGACCAGCACTTTGTGTCTTGACCAACTCCAACGTACCATTGGTGGAACTCTGTTGAAGAAAGTTTACGATCTTGCGAACGTCGGGATAAAAATCCTTGATCACACTTGCAACGTCTGTCTTTTCATACTTGATCTTTTCAGCATCAAGAATACGAATAGCATACATTGCAACGTCCTTCATAGTAGGAGGCTCCAAGCGAAACTTCTGACTACGACTAATGACGGGATCAATCAGCTTCTCAACATAATTACATGTCAAAATAAACCGTGTGGTCTTGCTGTAGGTCTCCATCAAATTGCGCAGTGATGCTTGAGAGTTGGCAGACATGTAATCAGCCTCGTCCAAAATCACAACCTTGATGTCATGAAAACCCATCGAAGATGCAAACGGCTTGATCTTGTCACGCACAAAATCAACACCAGTGTTGTCGGATGCATTGACATACATCACGTCGCATGGAATGTTTTTGGTTAGAATCTTGGCAAGTGTAGTCTTGCCAGTTCCAGCAGATCCGTAGAACAACAAATGCGAAAAGTCCTTTTTGGTCAGAAAATTGGAAATAATACCACGCAACTGATCGTTGCAAATGTAATTCTCCAAGGTATCTGGTCGATACTTCTCGGTCCAAATACCATGACTGTCACCCTTGGTCTGGGGAGTTTCCTCGAAAAAGCTCATATACAACTATGTGTTAGTCGATCTTGTTGATACCAACCAAGTAATAGTTACTGATAAACAATGAGTTTGGATCGCTAAACTCAATATGAGACAATCCACCAGAACCAGCTTCGCTGATCTTCCACACAGCATTTTCACAATCGCTGTTGCTGGTAAGGATTTCCTTCAAGAACTTTGCGTTGAAATGTAGCGTCTTGGTCAACTTGTTCTTACCATCGTTAGGTTTGACCTCAATATTGATACGATTGCTGTTGTTGGTGCTATAGCCCAACGTCATCTTGATCTTGCCCTTCTTGTCGGCAGATAGAGTCAGATTGTCGTCGTCATTCAATGCACTCTTTGCCTTGATGAAGGTTGTAATAAACTCCTTGGTCAACGGAATCTCCAAGTTGAAAGCTGGCAGCTTCTTGAGCGGAGGAACTGGAGGAATCACACTCAAATCGGCAGTACAATACTGTACTTCGGTTTCGCCGCTGACGATTGTGAGTGACAACACCTTGTCGGTCTTAATAGGGTTGCCCTCGGAGTCTTCGGATTCTACGCTGACCGTGTTGGGTGTGATCACAACGTCATCACCAAGCACAGTGAGCATTTTCTTGAGCTTGCTGGTGTCGTTCACGCCAATTTCCATGTCGTTGAGACCAGCATTGTCTTTGATTGTTACGAAACTAAGAACACCACGATCATCGCTCATTGAGCTTGTGGCAATGTTCTTGTCTTTGGTTGAAACGGTCCACTTCACAGATTCGATGGTGCCGTTGAGGGAGTATTTGTCGATGAATGTATTCAGTGTATCTTTCTTCATGCTTCTAGTATATCAGTGGTTTGTTGGTTGTCAATCAAATTGAAAAAATTCTTCTGCATTCTTATAGAACGAAATATCTTGACTTATACATGGAATACCATCTTCCATCTCAAGATCATCTGGAGAAATATAGAAGTGCTCAATCTTGTAGTCTGCATATGCCACAGTGCGCATTTGATAATACACTTTGGCGTTGCCTTGGATTGTTCTAAATTCAATGTAATAGACTTTAGGATCACTCAAACGATACAACTGTTTGGTGGGAATGTAAAGTCCTTTTTCAGAGATCTGCTTTTTTGTAAACTCCACGTATGGACCACGTTGACCAATTACCACACGTTCATACGCATTGGAAATGTTCAGTTTACCAGAATCTTTGATATACAACGGGATTTTACCGCCCGTTTCGGGAATATTCAATAACTCACTATATGTTTTCATAGCAGCTTAAAATCCAAAGAATTCATCCACAGTTGCATCCGTTTCGTTGGGATACTTCCACTTCAAAATATCATAAAAGTCCGACAATTTACCTTTCAATTCTTGCTCATACATTGCATGACGATCCACATGATCTTTGATAAACTCAAGAATCTGATCTGGATCAGTACCATCAGCTTTCAATGCCACACAATCCAAGTCAAATTGGTTTTTCTTGAGATACACCCACTTAATTTTTTGACCATGAAAGATCGGCGGCACCATCTTGTCGATACCATAATACTTCAAAAGATCATTGTATGCAAGCGCAGCTTTGGCTTGTGCTGTGGTTCCAATAACATACTTGAACGAATGACGAGTCTTGGGATTGAAATCTCGCTTTTTGTCTTTGCTCTTGAACTTAACACTGGTGTTTTTTGCCACATCAATGATGTTGACGTTTGGCAAATCGTTAAGCAAAGCCAGAATTTTAGAGTCAATCTCGGTTTTGTCAGTCTTCAACAACACATCTTGTAGGAATTTCTCCATGAAGTTTCTGAAATAGATCGGGAACGAGCTTTTAACCACGTCAATACCCTTTACTTCCAACTTCGCAATGTGTGTTCCATTTGCATCAAACACGAATTCGTTTCGATTTTCGTGTGTGACTTCCATGGTTTTTACATCCAAACCACCCACGTTGATGATGAACTGAGCATAGCGTTTCTTGCTCAACCAAAAACTGGTCTTGGCAATAACCTCTTGCTTGGCATCAAAACGATGTTTGTCGATGTTGAACAATCGTCCAGCCATTTTGTCGTAGAACTTGTTGACAAAGGTTTGCACCTCGGTGGTTACTTTCAGAATAGCATCGGTCATTTGCTTTTCATTGTTCAAATCCACGTCTGGCATGTTCTTTTCAATGATAGGCAATGCACTAGCAAAGCACGAATCTGTATCTGTGTAGATCACGTAATTGCCGTCAGTAACATTCAAGGTTTTCTTGAAATACTCGTTAATTGCTTTACCCGTGGTTTTGATAATATCTTGACCAGTTATGGTAACAGCACTCGCATTATCTTTGTCATAAAAACGGAAGATTGCCAGACCCAATACGCCATAGATTGAGTTAAGAAGAACCTTCTGCACTTTCTGACGCTGTTCATAGAACTCGTAAAGTTCCCAATTCTTTTCTTTTGCATACTTCTTTGCAAGTGTACGCATTTCTTTACGTTCATCGAACCACTTCACTAGAATATTAGGAAGCACACCTGGAACGTCTTTTTGATACAGCACACCGTTGCTGCTGATGCTCAACTTGCTTTGCTCCAATAAATCCTTGAGTTGAGCATGTGTATAGCTCGCAGACCCAAGATGATATGTAGAAATTTTGTTTTGCGCAAACATACGAGCGTTGTAGCTATACAATTTCTGTTCGATGTATTGCTCCAACGGAGTTTCGTTCTTGGCTTTGTCGCTCAAGTTCTCCCAGTCGTCAGTAAGTTCACGGCGGCGATCTGTAATATGTTGCTCGTCATATTCAATACGATCAATAACTGCTACCTTGGTCTCAGGACTGATGTTAAGACTGATGACGATATTCGGATACATTGATGTGAGGTCCAAATCAAAAACCCACTCATAACGACCAGGCACAGGCTCCTTAACATACGCACCCTCAAATCCTTGTTCATCGGATTCTTGTTGATTTTCATATTCCTCTCTACCATCAACAGGCTTGTTCTTTGCGACTTGATTGTTACGTCGCAAATACATCAAGATTGCACCTTCGATGAAGCGTGAGCTACGATCATAGCATTCGTATGGAACGTGACCCTTGTGACAAATAGCTCGCACCAGATCAATCAGCTTGAGCTTTTGATCAATTGCGACCATGATTTCCACGTCGTTTAGGTTGTATTCGACATACTTTTTGATGTCTTCCTTGTAGAGAGTGTCAAGACTACCACGATAGGTAATCTTTTCCATACCCACTTGCTTTTTGCCGATTGCATTGAGCGAGTAGCTGGGTTCCTTTTTGATCATCATCTTTTCATACACCTTCATGTAGTCAAGATGCGTCACACCACCAATAACCAGCTTTTGATTCCAGTCATTGATATAAGCCACGCCAATAGGACTAAGACGCTTTGCGTTTTGTGCGCCTACCACGTTTTTCAAACGACGATAGATATAAGGCATGTCAAACTGCGCACTGTTCCAACCAGTCACAATCGTGGGTTGAATTTCTTCCCACTTGTTGAGAAATGCGCTCAACATGCCTTCTTCGTCACGAAAACTGACGATGGCTTTTTCTTCGGAATCAAAATCTGGAATTAGACCATTGCGGTCCAAAATGAATGCTGTGTATTTCTTGAGCGCACTATCATACACGGCGATAGCTGTGATTTCCTTGTCAGCTTCTTCGTCGTTGGCATAGCCACCTTCAGTGCTGACCTCAATATCAAGAAACAACACACGATGACCCTCGGATAGTTCGTCACTATCTTGATAAGCGTCAATCAAAATACGAGTATCAATCGGAACGTCGCTTTCAAACAACGACGGATCTTTTGGATTGAAACTGTACACCTTTTCTAGTTCATCACCGAAAATACTTTTGTACTTACCACCCTTACGCTTGCGATATGCATAAGGACGAAACACAAAGTTGGTGTAACCCTTTTTGTCGTCCCACAGATGGCAAGTGTTGGTTGCTCGGTCGAAGTGAATGTTCTGATACATACGATGTAACGATTATACACGAAGCTTTGCCACAAGTCCATCGAAAAGTGGAAGATGTTCCTCTTTAACGGTAATTCTGGCGTTGGTTAGCCTATCCATCAACTTGCGATGGTTTATGCTGGGAAATACTTCTGGATCAAGTTCGACTCCAGCCAATACAGGTGGGTCGATTTTGTTGATGCAATACCAAAGCATTGCAAGTTCGTCTTCGTTTAGGCTGTGTAACTGTTCCAATCTCATGTATTATTAGTGCAACTTGATACCAAAAATGTTGGTACCATAGTTGACAAACAATACGTTATCAAGCTTGGTTTGTAAAGTCTTTATTTCAGCAGCATGTGCATCTTTTTCAATATCTTCAACTTCTTTGATGCTGAAACTGTTGCCCAGATTGCGGATGGCGGTTTCTTTTGGACTGAGTGTGGCTTGAGGAGTAATTACAAGATAGTCGCCAGCCTTGAGTTCTTTTTTCTTTTTGCTGCTTTTGCTATCCAATACCGTTGCAGTTCCGTCCAGCACATATACGTGTGTGAACTTTTCTCCCGCCTTGACAAACAGTGCTGCCTTCTCAAATACAATCAAACTCATGCTGGTGCCAATTGTGGTTTGCTTGGCACTCTCACTCAACACGTAAAACTCTCCTTGAGCACTAAAATTGAATTGTGAGTCCTTGATTTTCAATACTTCGGGTAGCTTAAAGTCGTTGACGTAATCGGTTGGTGTGGCATTAAAATATGCGGCACTAAGCTCTTTTTGTTGAATTGCAATTCTGTATGGTAGTACATACGCAGCAGTTTCGTTGGTAGACGTTGTTACCGACAGATTGTTGTGTAGCGTATAGGTTTTTCCAATCGTGGTTGGCAACACGGTCAATTTGTTGTCAACGACTTCGGCAATCTCAACCTTTTCAGCAAGTCCGTACAAAAACAGATCATTGGCAAAAATAGTCGAGGTCAATGCTAGGGTTGTTATCAATATTGAAAATAGTTTCTTCATACTCTAATAAATAGTTGTTGATGTTGACAGTTGGTAATTATAGTGTACCATAGTGTTATGTCTGATCAAGAACAAAAAACACAAAAACGAAATAGGGTAAGTTTCAGCCAGTATTCTACATTTCTGAAGTGCCCTCACAAATGGTATTTGGATTATGTCAAGAATCTACGAGTTCGTGATGATAATGTTAATACTTCATTTGGCACCGCCATTCATCATGTGTTTCAGACGTATCTGACCGCACTCTATAAAGATAGCGTGGCAGCAGCAGATGCTTTGGATCTCAAACAAATGTTCTATGACAAGTTCAAGGAAGAATCTGCCAAGATCAAAGACGAAAACGGCAATGGGTTGAGCGACGACGAATTCACCGAGTTTGGTTATGACGGAGAAGACATTATTGCTGCATTCTGCAAAGCCAGCAATCGTATCAAACACTTTCCTTCCAATGACTATGAACTAGTTGGCATTGAATTGCCTTTGGAAATTTCACTCAAAAACAACGTGGAGTTTGTAGGTTTTATTGATGTGGTGTTGAAAGAGAAAAACAAACACAAATATCGAATCATCGACATCAAGACCAGCAGCAATGGTTGGAACAAGTACATGAAGGAAGATGAAAGCAAGTATGCACAGCTTCATCTATACAAAAGCGTATACAGCAAAAAGTTTGGTGTGCCACTGGATGCCATCGACGTTGAATTCTTTATCGTAAAGCGCAAGCTGTATGAGCAAGCATCATTTCCTCAAAGTCGCATTCAATTGTTTGTTCCACCAAACGGATCGATTGCAATCAAAGAAAGCATCAACAACTTTATTGGCTTTCTTGACCACGGTTTCAATCCAGACGGCAGCTACAACGTCACCAACGAATATCCCAAAATTCCAGGCAAAGCCAAAAAGAATTGCAAGTATTGTGTTCATTACAAAAAAGCTTGTGACGGCAAAGAAAGCAAGTAACAAATAAATTAATCGATTCCAACATATGAACATATGTATATATGCAAATATGTTATGGAATCATTTGTTACTACAGTAAAACTGGATAAAGAGCTATACACGCAGTTCAAAGAAATCAATGTACGAGCGCAAATCTCGTTTCAAGACTTTGTAAACAAGTGTCTTGAAAGGTATGTTGATGATGCTGATTTTCGCAACGAGATCAGTGAAAGTGTATGTCGTGTACTTAGCACAAATGAACCATTTACTCTTTCCAACCCTCACAAGAATAAACAATGAGCAACAAACGCAAAATCCTACTACTATCGGATGACCTACGAATGCACAGTGGTGTAGCCACCATGAGTCGAGAATTGGTCATGGGCACAGTACATCATTTTGATTGGGTACAACTGGCTGGAGCTATGAAACATCCCGAGCCTGGTAAAGTCACCGACATGAGTGATGCATGTAACAAGCTTACAAACCGCAACGATTGTTATCTTAAGTTGTATCACGTCAATGATTATGGCAACGAAGATTTGTTGTTTCAAGTGTTGGCACTAGAAAAGCCAGACGCAATCATGCATTTTACAGATCCTAGATTCTGGACATGGTTGTATGCTATTGAGCATCAAGTTCGCAGCAAGATTCCTATTACTTATCTTGACATTTGGGACGACCTTCCATATCCTATGTGGAACAAACCCTACTACAAGAGTTGTGATGCGCTGTTTGCCATCAGCCGCCAAACCGACAATATCAACAAGTGGGTACTGGGACCAGAAAACTGCACCAGCTTGTTTGGTGATTTTGACAAAAACGGAAACATTATCAAGGAGAACGCTTAATTATGCCAGTCAACGGAAAACACCTACTTCATTATGTGCCACACGGCATCAACAGCAGCGAATTTCGCCCTCTTGAAAAGAACGACAAAACTGTAAAAAAGCTATACAAGGAATACTTTGACCTTGAACAGTATGATTTCATCGTGGGATTCAATAGTAGAAATTCTCACAGAAAGCATCCGTCCAACTTGATCTTGGCATTCAAAAACTTCTGTGATCATCTATCACCACAACAGGCTGCTAAATGTGCTTTGCTCATGCATACCGACCGAAGCACAGACCAAGGCACAGACTTGATCGCTGTTGCTGAAGCTTTGTGTCCAAACTACAAAGTGGTAGTGGAAGAAAGTCGCAAGACTCCACAAGAGATGTGTGCTTTTTACAATCTATGCGACGTGGTTGCCAACGTCAGCAGCAACGAAGGCTTTGGTTTGAGTATTGCTGAGGCCATCATGTGCGGAACCCCAGTTATTGCAAATGTAACTGGTGGTCTTCAAGATCAACTTGGCATCACCGATGACGATGGTAACCCAGTAGAATTCAATTTGGAGTTTGGTACCAATGTTACTGGCAAATACAAAAAGCATGGGTGCTGGGCACGGCCTATTTGGTCCTGCTGTTCGACTGTGCAAGGTAGTCCTCCAACTCCATACATCATGGACGACATCATTGATTACAAGCCTATTTCTGATGCTATCATGTATTGGTATTTGGCTGGACCAGAAAGACGTGAACGGTGTGGTAAGGAAGGTAGAGAATGGGCACTCACCAAGGGTGGCATTAACTCCAAGAATATGTGTGACCAACTCATAAAAGCGTTGGACTATACTATTGATAACTTTACACCACCCAAACGGTTTGATATATTTGAGTATAGTGAAGATTACAACATTCGTAAACTTCCACAAGGTAAGGTTGGATTTGAAATGCACAAAATCGATATTGAATCTATTAAAAAGGAACTAGAATGAACATTAAGAAACTATCTGACAAGGCTGTAATTCCAAGCAAGGGTAGCACTGGTGCTGCTGGATATGATCTATACACCACAGAATCCTATGAACTCAAGCCAGGCGAACGCAAGGCATTCAAGACAGACATTGCTTTGGCAATCCCAGAAGGATTTTATGGTAGAGTAGCACCACGCAGTGGTCTGGCTGTAAAGCATGGTATTGATGTTTTGGCTGGTGTTATTGACAGCGACTATCGTGGAGAAATTCTAGTGGCACTGATCAATCTTGGTGACAAGCCAGTGCAGCTTCCAGTGATCAAGGATGGTAAGGCTACCGCTATTGCTCAAATCATTTTTGAATCGTATGGAACAGTACAAGGTGGATTTATCGAGGTTGATGATCTTACCGCCACACAACGTGGAGCAGGTGGATTTGGTAGCAGCGACACCAACAAGCGTGAAACTGTGGACCAAGCATCCAAACAAATGAAAAGCATCGAACAGCTTTATGAGCAGTTGAGCAACAAGCCACAGCCACCAGCAAGGCGTTATGTTGAAGTTGTGAAAGAAAGAGAGCAAAAACTAGCCTAACCTATGAGCAAACCATTTTGTTTAATATCGGGACCAGTATTTAACCGCAGCGGATATGGTGATTGGGCTACTGCCGTCGCCAAAAGCGTGGTTAGATATGGTAAGTATGATGTCAAGATCGCACCCCAAAAGTGGGGTAACTGCCAAAGCAAACGATTCTTGGATGATATTGCAGATCCAGAAGAAAAGAATTTGGCAACGTTGTTGTTGCAAGGTCCGTTGCAAAAGCAACCCGACTTGTTTATTCAACTAAGCATACCAAACGAGTTTCAGCGTATTGGTAAGTACAACGTTGGTATGACGGCTGGTATTGAAACCACACTAGCTTCTGGTGAGTTTCTTGAAGGCATCAACCGAATGGACATGACCATCACGCTGTCAAAACATGCCAAGGATGTGTTTGAACAAACAAAGCTGGTCAAGCAACTGCCAACTGGACAAAAAGAAGAAGTGGCAGTCAAGAAACCTTTGGAAGTATGTTTCTGGGGTGCCGACACCAACATCTTCAAAAAGACTAACGAGTGTATTGCAAGTGTGGATGATGCACTGGAAAAGATTCCAGAGAGCTTTGCATTTTTGTTTGTGGGTCAATTGACTAGCCCACATCTATACAAAGACCGTAAGGACATTGGAAACTTGATCAAAACATTCTCAGAAGCGTTCAACAACAACGCCACTGTCAAACCGTGTTTGATTCTCAAAACATCGGGTGTAGGATTCAGCACAATGGATCGATTTGAAATGCTCAACTTGGTCAACAAAGTTCAATCCAGTATCAAGGGCAATCTACCAAAGGTATATGTTCTGCATGGAGAGTTGTCTGAGGTAGAAATGAACGCATTGTTTAATCATCCCAAGATCAAGGCTCACGTATCGTTCACTCATGGTGAAGGTTATGGTCATCCAATGTTGTTGCAAACTCTCAGTGGTAAGCCATTGTTGGCACCAAACTGGAGTGGTCACTTGGACTTTTTGAATCCAAAATACGCCAACCTTTTGCCTGGACAGCTTGTGGAAATTGAGAAGAAAGCATCAAATCAGTGGATTCTCAAAGAAAGTAAGTGGTTCAAGGTGGCTTATGGTCTGGCACAAGATCGCATGAAGCAACTGTTCAATCAATACAACAGTGAAAAGGTGCATACCAACGCTGAACTGCTGCGAGCAGAAAATGCTGAAAAGTTTAGCATGGCAGCTATGGATAAACGACTTTGGGAATTGTTGGATAAATATGTTCCACAATTCTCTGTAGAAAACAAGT